TAGAAAGTAGGTAAATTATGTATGTAGAAAAAGATGAAATACCTTATATGCATGATAATGAAAATAAAATCAAAGATAAAATTTTGACAATTCTCTCACATGAAGAATTCACTTTAGCTACAACAAAACATCTTTTTGATAGAATTATTCAAGAAATTAATGAGAATAATAAAATTAATTTATAAATTTTCAGATTGTTCTTTTCTTCTTTGATCATTAAGTTCAGAAATTTCGTTGAATGCTTCTGTATATGCTTCCATATACTTTTTAATGAATGTTTTTACTTGAAGCGGTTGAGAACTAACAGAAGCACTTCTTTTAGCTACATAATCAGCTAATTCTTTAATTTGATTAAGATCTAAAGTTGTATCTCTCATTTGTATACCTCCAATGTATTTTTCTTACAATTATACAACTTATGATGCGATTATTCAATATTTGATTATAAAAATCCAACAATGAGTGTCGATTATTACGTTATTCGACTAATAAAATACGTATTAATAGTATGTTTGATATATCATAAAAATACATCACCGCTACTACTCATGGCGGTTGGATAAAATTAGTACAGGTGGCAGAGTCAGGTTTAATGCGGATGCCTTGAAAGCATTTGATGGATAAAACCATCCGTGGGTTCAAATCCTACCCTGTACGTTACTCTCCTACTTGGAGAAATAAATGAAAAGGACGTGAATTGTTATAAAAGCAATTAGTAAAAAAGAAATGGAATTCCTTATGAAGAAAGGTTTTAAGTTCCATAAAGACATTTTTAAGACATATAGTGGTAAGAATAAATACTACTATAGAGAATGTAATGCTATTAATAAGGCATTAGATGATTACCATAATGGATTAAATGTTGTGGAATATAAATGACAGAAAAGAAAGACAAAATATATAGGAAAGGTGGTAAGTGACCATCGGAAAGAAAAAGCATGAAGTAAATATTGAAATTATAGGTGGAAATGCGGAAGGAGTTACTGGTAGCTGCACTAGAATAAAAACTTCTAATAGTTGTTATCTTTTTGAATGTGGGATGATTCAAGGTGAACACACTGTATTAGAAAATTATAAAGTTAATATGAAATATATTCAAAAAATACGTCCACAAGAATTACAATATATTATTATCGGACATGTTCACCAAGATCATATAGGGATGATTCCGACATTATATGCTCGTGGGAAATGTAATGCGAAAATTATTGCCCCAAAAGGATCTACTTCTATTTTAAAAGAAATGTGGCTTGATAGTAGTTTTATAAATTGTCGTGATGTTGAAGTCATTAATTTGAAAAATGATAGAAATTATGAACCATTCTATACAGAAGATGTCGTATATAAAACACTTGAGTATATTGAAGAAATTGATTCTGATAAAATAGTTCCTTTATCTGATGAATTAGCTATTCGATATACAGATGCAGGTCATATATTATTATCAAAGCAATGTGAAGTATATATAAACGGTGGTTCTCGTACAAGAAAAATATTATTTTCTAGTGACTTAGGAAATATTTCTACACAAGACACAAGAGTTTTTGTTGAAAATTTTAAACCTGTTACATCGGCAAATATTGCAATTATGGAATGCACATACGCAAGTAAAGAAAGACAATGTACAAAAGAAACATATAAAAAAGATGTCACAAAAATAAAATCAGTTGTTGAACAATATTGTATTGATAATAATAGTCGTGTTTTAATTCCATCATTTTCTCTTGATAGAACACCATATATCTTGTGGATTTTATACTCATTATTTGGCAAAGATGCAAATTTTAAAATACCAATTCTAATTGACAGCCCGTTGGCTAATAGACTTTTAGATTGCTATTCTTCTATTTTAGATGGAGAGAAAAAAGAATTATTTGATGAAATAATGTCATGGAATAATATCAAAAGAGTTATTCAACCAGAAGCTAGCAAGGCTGCTATTGCAGATAAAGGCGCAAAAATTATTTTAAGTAGTTCTGGAATGTTGACAGCAGGACGGTCTGTAAAATGGACACAAAGTATTTTACCAAATGAAAATGACTGTATATTATTTATGGGCTACTCAGGCGAAAATACATTAGCTTGGAAGATTAAACATGGAAAAGATCATAAGACAATTAATATTAATGGTAAGCCTTATAAGAATAAAGCACAAATTTACGATTTGAAATCGTTCTCAAGTCATATGCAAAGAAATGAGATGCTAAATTATTACAAATCTATTAATTGTGAGAAGATTTATTTAGTTCATAGTGATTCAAATAAAATAGAATTTAAACATGACTTAGAAAATGCAATTGCAGATTGCTTAAAATCTACAAAAGTTGTTGCAGTTAATAGCGGAACAAAAATTTCATTATAAAAATATTACGAAAATCGAGGTGTCTATTATTAAAACAAAACCTATTTTCAATAGTTTTCTTGCAAAGCAATTATTACATTGTGGAAATCCAATAGTTGATTTGCAGAAAAATCATAAATTAAGAAATGCAACAGTTTTCTTCTTTGAAGAAACGGAAAAGTTTATACAAGATTTAAAAAATTTGACTGCTGAGTAATCGGCAGTCTTTTTATATTCACTAATAATACAACGAAAGGACAAGGTGATGATTATGGCAAAAGAATACGTACCTCTAGTACCATATTTATATAATGTTGGAGATGTTGTAAATGGATTGGAAATAATCAATCAGACATATGCTTTGGATACTCATGGATGGAAAAGTAAAGCGTATTATGTAAAATGCACAAAATGTGGATACGAATATGACACACCAAAAAGAGAAGGAAATTTTAAAAAATATGGATGTATTGTATGTACTGGAAAGAAAGTTGTTCCAGGAATAAATGATATAGCTACTACTGCTCCTTGGATGGTAAAATATTTTGAAAATCCAGAAGACGCGACAAAATATACATATAGTAGTAATAAAAAAATAAATATGATATGTCCTTATTGTGGAAAAGATAAGAAAAAACTTACTCCAAATACATTATATCGAAAAGGATTTGGTTGTGCTTATTGTGGGGATGGTATTTCATATCCTGAAAAATTTATTAGAAATTTATTAGATGAATTAAATATAGACTATATTTTTCAGTTAAGTAAGAAAGATTTCAATTGGTGCGAAAATTATAGATATGATTTTTATATTCCATCTAAAAATATAATAATTGAAACGCATGGGAGACAACACTATGAAGATGCATTTTCGTCAAATTTTATTAAACAAGAAAGAATTGATTTAATAAAAAAAGAATCTGCATTAAATAATGGAATTAAACAATATATTCAATTAGATTGTAGAGAATCTAATAAACAATGGATTATTGATTCTATTATTAATTCTAATTTAGACGAAATATTAGAATTTAATTATAAAGATATTGATTGGAATAAAATTGAATATAATTCATTAAATTCAATATTGCTTGAATCATGTATACTTTGGGAACAAAATGAACGATTGACAACATATGATATTGGTAAAATGCTTCATATCAATGGGGACACTATACATAAATATTTAATTAAAGGATCAGAAATCGGAATTTGTAATTATAGCTCAGAATTAGGAAAATACAGAAGAGGATTAAAATCTGCAAAAAATATATCAATGGTATGTTCAAAAAAAATTTTTACGATAATAAAATATATGACAGTATATCATCTTTTGCAAATTCAATAAATAAAAGTCCTTCCGTAGTTGGAAGATGGATAGGTGGAAATGTGTTACCAAGAAATCATAATGATAGAAAATTTTTATCAGCACATTATGCGACAAATAATGAATTAGAAAAATATTCAAATTATAGTGCGTAAATATAAAATAGAAAGAGGGTTATTATTATAGAAGTTTTAGATATTGCTTTACCTCAAAATTTAGAAAATATGTCATTACCATCACCAGAACTGGTAAATTATTATAGATTAGCTGAAAATAGAATTTTTTATATTGATTATGAAATTGATGAATCAGTATTAGAAGTTCAAAAAGCAATCATTTATTATAATATTATTGATAAAGATATTCCTGTTTCTGAAAGAAAACCAATTATTATTCTTTTAGATACTCCTGGTGGATTACTTGTAGAAACATTTTCATTGGCTCAAACAATGGTAATGTCAAAAACAAAAGTGATTACAGTAAATATTGGTACTGCTTATTCTGGCGGTGCATTACTTTTACTTGCAGGACACGAAAAATATACTCTAAAATATTCAAAAGCTATGATTCATTCTGGAAGTACATCTGGTGGAGGCGGCACATTTGAGCAAAATGAGGCGGCACAAAAGATTTATAAACAACAGATTGATGATATGGCAGAGTTCATCTTAGAAAGATCAACTATTGATCCTAAAGTTTTTAAGAGAAACAAATCAAAAGATTGGTATTTTAGTTCAGAAGAACAATTAAAATATGGACTTACTGATAGAATTATTAAAAGTTTAGACGAAATTATCTAGGAAGAGTGGTTATCACTACTCTTCTATTTTATTGCAAATATATAAATTTCAAGGAGAAGAAAACATGATCAAAATTAACGAAACACCAGAAAAGCTCAATCCACGCAAAATTAATATCCAGCTTAAAAATATTTCTTTAAAAGATCTTCATTTAATCGACACTGATACAGGTGCAGATGTGACTCAGGAAGTAATTGATACTCTTCCAGAAGGAACAGAAACAATTGATTTTAAAATCACTAAAGATCTTCCAGAAGAAGAATAAGTTGGGTGGTGGATGATATAAATAATTTACATAGACTAGATGGCGAATCAGATTTTGAATGGAAATTAAGATGTTGTCTTACAAAGAAACGTAGAGAGACAGATATGGATTGGGTTGAAATTCGAGATATGCTTGGATTGTCAATAACTCCTGATCAACTTAGAAAACAAGCAGTTGGATATGAGGAATATGACAATTATATTAATGGGTATAATGGAGTAGCAACTACCATTCTATCAATTTCTGATTTACATGTTCCATTTCAATTAAGTTATGAAGTATTGGAAAAATATAGAAATAATATGGACATTCTTCAAATTAATGGTGATGTTGTTGATTGTCAAGCATTATCAAAATTTTCAAAGCAATATAGAATTTCTCCTATGGAAGAAATGATTCAAGGAAGACAATATCTTATTGATTTAATTAAATATATCAATCCCAAAAAGGTTGTATGTAATTATGGGAATCATGATATTCGTTTTGCAAATTATTTCGCAAAGAATATTGATACAGATATTTTACAACTACAACCTAATACATCTCTTGAACTTATCTTTGAAGATGGATTTAGAAATTATGACAAACTTAATAGAACAAAAACTTGGTATGAACCAGTAACAAGTGTATTTGAAGATACTGGAATTGAAGTTAAGTTTGTTGACAATTGGAAAGTTAAAATTGGAAAAACTTGGTTTGTACATCCACTGGCATATAGGTCAAATATTCTTGCTACTGCTGATAAAGCCAAAGACTATTTGCAGGATACTGACAGAGAATCTTTTGATTGTGTTGTAATGGCACATACACATTCTGTCGGTGATTCTGAAAAAGGGTACATTAGATTAATTGAACAAGGCGCATTTTGTAATGTAGATAAAATGAGATATTCAGATGGAAGATTGCAAAAACCGCAGAAAAAAGGTTTTGCAATTATTGCACAAGATAAAAATGGAAGTCTAATTAAAGACAAAACAAAAGTAGTAGTATTAGATTAAGGTGAAATTATATGAATGTAAAGTTTGATGTAATAGAACTTACAAAACATCTTACGGATATATTTGGAAGTATGCATAAGTATTGAGCTAGATTATTTTTCTAGTACAGACCAATTTGTAATTGGATTAATTGACATGGAGAGTACACCGCTACTCTCCTATTTTAGTATAAATATATAGAAGAAAGAGGTTTAAAAATGACAAAAATTGAATTTGTAGATGCAGTTGCAAAAGAAACAGAATGGACAAAGAAAGATTCTGAGGAAGCTATTAATGCTGTGATTAAAGTAATCACCAATGCTTTAGTAGCAGGTGAGAAACTTTCTATTGTTGGATTTGGAACATTTGAAGTTGTTGAAAGAGCTGAGAGACAGGCTAGAAATCCTAAAGACGGAAATGCCATCTTAGTTCCTGCATGTAAAGTTCCCAAATTCAGGTCTAGCAAAAATTTAAAAGAATTAGTAAACAATAAATAAAATATTAGAAGGTTTATGTATGTTTGTTTGTAAAAGTAAACGATTAGCAAATTATTTAATTGAAAATGGTAGTCCAGTTGTAAGGATTGATACGGATCAGAAATCAAAAGGGTTTCTGGTCTTTTTATTTGTCAAAAATGAACTTTTAAATAAAAACTTACAAAAATGGAATGAGGTAAAAGACACATATCTTATTTCATGACACTGTTACGAAGGAGGATGTTACGATATGGATAACAAAATTGAGTTGATTAAAAAAGATTTTAAAGAAAAAGATTACGAATTAATATCTGCTACATATAAAAATGTAAATACAAAATTAGATTTTATATGTAACAAACATAAAGATGCGGGTGTTCAGCAAGTTTCTTACGCATCATTTAAAAGAAATAAACATAATTGTAAATTATGTGAGAAAGAATATAAATTATTAAATTGGCATAATTGGCATAAAACTGGATTAACTCAAGAAGAATTTCGTCAAAAACATTTTGAGAAATATAAACGAAAAATTTCTGAAACAGTTGGTGATGAATATACATTATTGGATATTTTCAAAAAATCGAATCGCTGTATATTAAAATTAAGGCATAATGATTGTAATTCAATTTATGAAGTTGAACAAAATAAATTTTTTAAACGTAATTGTAGATGCCAAAATCCAGAATGTGTAAGTAAACGAAAACGATTACAACATTTAAAATCAACAGACAAATTAAATCAAGAAATATTTGATCTTGTTGGTGACGAATATAAAATTATAAGCGATTATAAAGGTACAAATGAAAATGTATTATTTTATCATAATGTTTGTGGGAAAACATTCTTAAAAACGCCACATAATTTTATAGCTGGTCAAAGATGTCCACATTGCGTAACTCCAACAAAAGGAGAACAAAGAATTATTGATTATTTAGAAACGAATAACATAAGTTATATATTTCAATATTCATTTGATGATCTAAAAGGTGTTAATGATGGTTTGTTATCCTATGATATATATTTAGATAAAATGAATATTCTCATTGAATATCAAGGAGAATTTCATGATGGTAGTGCTTATAAGATGTTTCCCGAAAGATTCAAAAAACAACAAGAACATGATCGACGTAAACGAGAATATGCAAAATCTCATAATATTGAATTATTAGAAATTTGGTATTGGGATTTTGATAATATAGAGGAAATATTAGATAAAAGATTCTATTTACAACAAACAGCATAAAATAAGAGGGCTGATTATATGAATAAAATTCCAACTATTTGTTTTGAAGATATTTATGAATTTTGCGAATGTATGGATTCTGAATTTAATAGACGATACTACGCTTCTAAGTCAGATGAATCTGTAGATATTTCAATCTTTGCAAAATATGATAATGCAAGAAAAATCATTAATATTCTTACTGACTATGATTATGAGCTTGCTAATATAAATTTTCATGATCCTGAGATTGATGGATATGAAGATGAATTTTTAATTACGTTATGCGCAAGAATTAGTAATCATGATACGCCTGAAATCTGGGTTGAACCTGCTAAACGAAAAGACGGTTATCTTCTGAATGAAGCAGATGCAACTTATATTCTTGACGAATGTAGTAGCGCACTTTTACCAAAAGTAGAAACTGATAAGACTTACTTTGTTGAGTTAAAAGAAAATGTTGACGATGAATATGACGATTTCGCAGACGACTTAGAATTAGGCAATTGTTACGATTGCTGTTGTCATCATGATTGCGTAGATTGTGATATGGATGACGAAGAATATGTAAATGTGACTCTTCATAAAGAAGATATTGAAATTTTACATATGCTTTGTCGTATTTTCAAAGTGTAATTTATCTTTTTAATAGACATAGATCTCCTTTTAGAGTGCGTGGGTGTCATAGCTTACGCACTCTTTTTATATACATTGGATTGTTTTGTTCAATGGAGAATTGGATTATTCTCAAAATGTAATTAGAGATTTTAAAAAATATAGTAAAAAACAAAAAAAGCAGTTTAATTATTGTAAATCTGCTTCTTTTATTATGTAAAAAATTTATGAAAGGAAGTGAGCAAATGGCAGGAAGAACTGTACAATATAATGTTTTAACGACACCAGAAAAATTACAGCAAGTTAATCCAGATAATGTTGAATTAGGAAATGACTTTTTAGATTATCTTGTATCAGTAGACAGAGCAAGATCAACAATTGACGCATATGCTCACGATCTTAACATTTTTTGGGTGTATCTATTAGAAAAATGCAACAACAAATTTTTTATTAATTTGTCTAAACGTGAAATTTCTAAGTATCAAAGTTATTGTTTAACTGAATTGAAATGGAGTCCTGCAAGAATCAAAAGAGTTAAATCTACTCTCTCATCTCTTAGTAATTATGTTGAAAATATGTTAGATGATGAGTATGAAGGATTTCGTCCAATTATTCGTAAAATAGAAAATCCAACAAATGAAAAAGTATTAAAGAAAACTGTATTCACAGAAGAACAATTACAAGGTTTATTAGATTATCTTGTTGAAAAGGAACAATATGATAAGGCATGCATGTTAAGTATGGCTATGAATAATGGAAGACGTAAAAGTGAATTACCACGTTTTAAAGTTTCATATTTTGATGATGAGAATATCATTTATGGTTCTTTATATAAAACTCCCGAAACTATCACTACTAAAGGTAGAGGATCAAGAGGAAAGCAACTTATTGTATATACATTAGTAAAACCATTTAAACCATATTTAGATTTATGGCTTAAATATAGAGAAGAAAATAATATTACTTCTGAATGGTTATTCCCTAAAAAAGTAGGAAATACATATGTTGATGAACAAATTTCTACAGACACATTGGATAGTTGGGCTGAAACATTTAGTAAAATATTAGATATCCCGTTTTACTGGCATAGCATACGTCATTTCTTTGTGAGCAGTTTATCTCGTAATTCTTTACCAGATAATGTAATTCAAATGATATTAGGATGGTCTTCATTAGATATGGTGGGAATCTACAAAGATATTGAAGTAGATGAAGAATTTGAAAAATATTTTGGTGAAGATGGAATTAAAAAAGTTGAACAAGCTTCTTTAGCGGATTTATAACACCAACCCCAAAAGCCCGTAGTGTAGACCAAACACACCTATATGGAAACAAGCGCACGACATCGGACTGTCAAACCGCTTCGGGCAAATACCTATCTTTCTATATATTTTTCTTGTTTCATATTACTCTTCAAAGAGACATAACTTTTTCATATGATCTCTTCTCCTGAAAGGGCAGCTCACTACTGCCCTATCTTAAAGTAAACTTGTACTTTACAATATTTTCCAATTGTGATAATGTAAAAATATCAAAAATTGGAGGGTTGTATATGGAGTTCAACAGAAAGACACAAACTGTCAAATCATTTGCACGAGATATGAAAAATGGAAAATACAATATGTTCCACAAACTGCAACGTAAAGAAGGTCAGTGGAAAAATTATGAGCAGAGCTTATTAATCGACTCAATGCTTCGTAATTATCCTGTTGATCCGATTCGTTCAGAAGAGAAAGAAGATAAAATCAGATATGTATTTGACGGAGTTCAACGTAGTACAACTATCAGAGATTTTTTAACTGATGGATTCAAATTAAATCAAAAGTTGAAACCAGTAGCAATCGAAGGTACTGTATATAACATTGCAGGTAAGAAATTCTCACAGTTGGATGAAGTTGTCCAGGATAAAATCAATGATTATGAAATGATACAGTATATCTTTTCTGATTGTACAGATGAAGATATTCGTGAAATGTTCCGTAGACAGAATGGTGGTAAACCATTATCCAATACTCAGAAAAGAAAATCATTAGAGAGTGATGAAGTTAGCGCAATTATCTTTGACGTTGCAAATCATCCGTTCTTTGCAAAAGTGTTATCTCCAACACAGTTGAAGAAAGATGTTGCGAATGATATTGTGCGCCAGACACTTATGCTGATAAACACTACAGATGATAATGATTTTACATCATTTAGAGCAAAAGATATTGATACATTTGTAGAATGGTATAATGAACATGTTGATGAGAAAGATATTATTTTATTGAAATCTGCTCTGTCATTCTTGGATGAAAAATTTGAAGAAAAACTTAATCTCAAGTCTACTTCTCTTCCGATGATGTTATATGCTGCATATACATGTGTGAAGAATGAAAAAGACTTTGATGAATTTGTAAATATTGTACAGACATTTGTAGATAGCTATGGTGATAATATAGACTATGTTCAGTATTGCACAAGCGGCACATCTTCTGCTCAGTCTGTTCAAGGAAGATTCGACTATTGGAAGAATCTTTGCAAAGGATTATAGCATATAATATTGCTGAATCAAATAAGAAAGCATGGATTTATTCGATGTTATGCTGAAATAATATAAATTTAATTTATATTCATGTAATTCCATACCTGTATAGTGAGGTAATTACACTCACTAAATATTGTAGAATGAAATACGATAATGGAAATAGAAACTTAATATTGAAATTTATGAGAAGTCGCCTTATTGGTGGCTTCTTTTTGTGTACGAAAAATAAAATGGAGGTGTCAAACAGTGGCAGCTAATCTATTAAAAGTTGGTAATGATCCAAACTCAGCAATCAAAACATTTTGCGTAGATACTATTGAAGAAATTGCAAAACTTCCTACTATGGAACATGGTGCAACAAGCGATTTTGCAAATGTTCCTGGTCTTGAATCTCCTGCTCCAATGGGAAGCCAAGCTATTGTAGGAAATGAATCAGGCACAGTGAAAATCTATATGCTGTTTTCATTTGGTTGGAAAGATACAGGCACAGAATAATGGATGTATTATCTTATATTATTGCAAGTAGACTTCTCTCCTGTCATGGTGGAAATGGAGCAAATATTAAACTAGATGAAAACGGAAATATTATTACAGATGAAGATGTAACATTATATGTAGATTTTCCTACCGCAAGTTTGATGACTGATGGAGATATATTCTCAGTTGCAAATAGTTATTTAATCGCAAAAATTATTGGCGATGTTGCTGAGTCAAATAAGAAAGCATGGATTTATTCTATGTTATAAGAGTCATTCACGATGATGTGGGTGGCTCTTTTATTATGTAATTTTGTTGTTTCGTATAGAGTGATTATTTCACTCTGTTTTCTTCATAAATATAGAACGACTATTATTCCCCCTAAACCTAAATAGTTGCTCTATACGAGACAATAAAATATTTGAAAATGTAATTGAAACATATAAACCGCAGTTTCACTGAAACTACGGTTTCGACTCCACTTTGCTAAGGCAAAGCGGTGTCGGAGATATAGATACTATTATTGTGTCAAAGCATTAATGGTAATTCAGAAAGAGGAATAGCACGATTAGCTCTCGTGTGAATGGTGGTCTTACTCTCCCACTTCCTCTTTCTAAAAATATATGGTTAGCGAGAGTAAAGAAAGAGAGATAATGTATTATAATGGAAAATCAAATTCAAGAAACAAAAATGGATCAGTTTGTAAATTTAACAACTGGTGAATTATTAGGTGAAGGCATTTTTATGTCAAAAGAAGAATTAGAACGAAAACAGGAGGCACAAATAAAAAGAATCAACTATGCGTATTTGATGAATAATCGTTCAGAGTTTCAAACTCATATTAGCTCAAATTTTGGCTCTTTTTATTTTAATAACTATATGAAATTATTAACTAAATTAAAAAATAATCCTGCCCTTTTGTTTAGATTTTTATATCTTTGTACATATGCAAATTATGATGGATATTTAAAATATGGTCTTAATAGTTCTTTGTATATGAAAGAAAACGATTTTGGTGAAGTTTTTAAACTATCAAAAGGAATGGTTGCAAAACTGAAAAAAGAGTTATATGATAATAAACTAATTAAGAAATATGAAGATGGTAGAATTGCCGTAAATAATGACTACTACAGCAGAGGTAAATTATATTTAGGGGATATGCTTAATTCATCCAGAGTATTTGACAATGAAATCAGAGAGTTATATCTTAATTCTAATCCAAGAGAACATAAACGTATTGGCGTTATTGTTCCACTTCTTCCATATCTTAATAAATATTATAACATCTTATGTGAAAATCCATTAGAAAAAGATGAGAATTATATTAAGCCTTTAACTTTAACAGAAATTTGTAATATTGTAGGTTATGATGAATTAAACAAAGATAGATTAAAAAAGACTTTAGAAAATGTAACAGCAAATGGTAAACCTATGGTTGCTTATATTAGTCATGCAAATGCTAAGTTCTTTCTTGTTAATCCATCAGTGTTTTATAAAGGAAATTCTGTTTCCGACTTAGATGTTATTGCAAAATTATTTAATTTAAAGAATAAGAATAAATAAAGTTTAAATACTAATTTAGATTATAAGAGAAAGTTCCAGAATCCCTTGGTACACTTGAAAACCTTGTTCACAGAATGACTACATCAGAACTTCTATGTTCACAGAATGACTATGTTTTATATTTTGTGAACTCATATTATAATTTTTACGGAGAGTAGTTTTGTGCTGCTCTCCTATTTAATTGGAGAAATATATATTGACTATAAACGGTTGGCGTTTGTTGTCCTGTCGGTGGGACGTAGTTGAATCTTTAGAGTGAGAAACTAAGGAAGTCATGAGCCTTGGTATAGTAGATACTCGCACTACTCTCTCACTCTATTTTACTAATGACGTTTGCGGGTGGAAAGCGAGAAATTGAGAATTATGAAAGCTATGTTTTTCAAAAATATGAAAGAAGCAAGTGATTATTTTAATTTTAAATATAATCCAAAAGCAACCTTTAAAAATGATGATGAACTTTCACGTTTTTGTGAATGGAAAAGAATATCAAGAAACAAAATTGAAGTATTAGATATTTTTGATGTTCCGAAGAAAAAGCCGGAACATAGAAACAAACAAGAATATCATCACAATGTTGGAGATGTTATTCAAGGAAATACATCAACTTATACAATTTTAAAGCAGCAAAGATTGCCGAGGAATAAACTTAATCAGATAGTATATGAAAAAGGATATTTAGCAAAATGTAATAAAGATGGATATGAATTTACAATTCTTGAAACTGACGTTAACTTAGGTAGAGGTTGTCCAGTGTGTAGTAATAGAAAAGTTGTAAAAGGCTTGAATGACGTTGCTACTACTGATCCTGAAATTGCTAAATTATTTGAAAATCCAGAAGATGCATATAAAGTCACCAAATCATCTGCAAAAACATTTAATTTTAAATGTCCTAATTGTGGACACGTAAAAAAAGATAACACTAATCATATCGGATATTTTGGATTTTCATGTCCTAATTGTTCAGATGGCATCTCTTATCCAAATAAATTTATGGCAAAATTACTTACAGATTTAGAAATAAAATTTGATAGAGAAGTAAAATTTGATTGGTGTCTATATCCATGTTTTATAGATGAAAATGAAATGGATTACGGATTATATGATTTTGTTATTCCATCACTAAATTTAATAATTGAAGTAGATGGGGAGCTTGGACATGGTAAGAATGTGATGAAAACAATTAGACATAATCGTAGAATTATCACAAAAGAAGAAACTTTATATCGAGATAGAATGAAGGATAAACTTGCTATAGAAAACGGATTTAAAATTATACATATTGATTGTGTATATGATAGCGTTGAAAAAAGATTTGAATTTATTAAAAATTCAATTTTAAATTCAGAGTTAATTAAATATTTTAATTTCGATAATGTTAATTTTGAAGAAATAAATAATTTTTGTATTACTAATAGTTATATGAGAATTGCTGTAAATTTATGGAATGACGGCAAAAATAAGGAAGAAATCGCTGATGAAATGAAATTAGCCGTTAGTACAATTGACAGATATTTACGAGTTATGTCAAAAAGTAATTTCTGTGATTATAATGTAAAAAGAAGAAAAGCTTCTTAGTATTAAAATAAAGGAGGTGGCGTTATGCCTACTAAGAAAAATGGTGCAACGCCAGCAAATCAACAAAAAGGGAAGAAGGTCTGTACTTGCTGTCATCATCCAAAGAACATGACAGACTTCTATTTGTCATATAGTCCTATGTATTCTTTGGATAATAGAGTTCCTATTTGCAAAGAATGTTGTAAAAATTCAGCTTTAAATAGTGATGGCACAATCAATTATATAAAATTAAAAAGTCTTTTAATGCAGATCGACAAACCCCTATACTATGATTTGATTGCTAGCAGCGAAGAATCTTTGCTTAAAGAAAACAGTTATATAGACGAAAATGAATTAAAATATCATGGGAAAGAAATATTACAAAAATATTTTACTCTTATAGCAATGCGTCAAGATCGTCAACGCAATTGGTCAGATGCAGAATCAGAAGGTCATATGCACCAGAGTAATAATCGTACAATTAGTGAGAAAAGTGCAATTGTAAATAAATATTCCTCACTATTTTCTATGGAAAATAATTTATACTTTGACGATTTAACCGATTCTGGGATAAATGAGGATAATGCGCACTGTGATGTTCTTAGTTCTCCTAAAGCTAAAAAACCAAAAGAGCCTTTAATTTGGAGTGATGAATGGAAAGGTAATTATACAGAATCAGATATTGATTATCTCAATTCGTATTATGCAGGATTGGAACGTGATTATAAAATCATCACTGAAAACCATAGAGATTATGCTCGTAAAATTGCAAAAGCAAGTTTACAAATGGATAGAACTTTTGACGACATGATGAATGGCGTTGAAGGTGCAGATAAAAAATATGATAATGCTACAAAAGCATTTGATACTCTTTCTAAATCAGCAAAATTTAGTGAAAGTACCAGAAGTGTAAACGATGTTGGTATCAGTAGCTTTTCTAAGATTACCGAAATGGTTGAAAATCATAACTGGATTCCAGAGCATAAACCCATTGAAAAAGATGAAATAGATAAACTTCTCGATTATTTATCTACAATAAAGAAATCGTTGTAGGTGATTGTTATGAAATATATAACTGAATCACCATCGGAACGATTGAAAAAGGCTCGTGAACAATATGCAGGTAGAGAGAATTTAGATAATCCATATTCTAATACTGTTATTCGAGAAGAAAGCATTGATTATGAAGCATGGACAAAATTTATTTCTTATTACAGATATTATATTGATGAATTTGCAATGGATATATTGGGTATAAACCTGTTCCCATTTCAGCGTGTAATACTTCGTGCTATGTCACGTTACCAGAGTGAAATGTTGATCGCATGTAGAGGATTAGGTAAGTCATGGATTGTTGCAGTTTATTATATATGTGTTTCTATTCTATACACAAATATTAAACTCGGTATTGCAAGTGGTAATTCAAAACAGGCTCGTAACGTAATTATTCAGAAAATCAAAGGTGAATTATCGAAAAAAGAAGCTGTTGCTAGAGAAATAAACTTTCCTATTAAAACAGGACAAGACGATTGCGTTTGTGAACTGAAATCAGGAAGTGAAATTCGTGCAATTACTCTCGATCAAAATCGTGGTGGTGATGGCGCAAGATCATGGCGTTTTAATATGATTCTTGTGGATGAAGCAAGACTTGTCAAGGATAATATTATTGAAGAAATTTTAATTCCTATGACAAAAACCAAACGTGAAATGGCAATTCGTTGGGGAATGAGCGAAAAAGGTAAAGTAATATTTATCTCTTCTGCTTATCTTAAAACAAGTCCTTTATATAAAAGATTTATGTATCATTATGAATCTATGATAAAAGGCAATAAAGATTATATGGCAATTTGTTTTCCTTATCAAGTAGGTGTACAAGCAGGTTTATTCGATAAAGAGGATATTGAAAAAGAGCTTGAAAAACCTCAGATGACAAAAGATAAATTTGCTTATGAATTTGAGGGTGTTTTTGTAGGTTCTAGTGGAGAAAGTTATTATCCATATGAATTAACTAATCCATGTCGTGTATTAGAAAGATGCGAATTGCAGCAACCAAAGAAATCAAATTGCATTTATGTTGTTACACATGACGTTGCGGTATCTGACGAAAAAGGTTCTGATAACTCTTGTACTCATGTTATCAAATTAAAGCCACGACCAAATGGTACATATGTAAAGGAATTAGTTTATACAAAAACTGTTAATGGCATGAAACTAAATGCTCAAAGAGATTTTCTAAGGGAACTAATTCATATTAGATTCCCTAATACTGTAAAGCTATTGATAGATGCCAATGGTGCAGGAGCAGGTTTGCCAAGTATGTTCTATGAACCTTGGGAATATGTTGATCCAAAAACAGGTGAGATTACTGAATACCCACCAATTGTATCTGATGACGAAAAAGATATAACGCTATTGGAAAATGCCCTCCCACTTATACGAAATGTACACGGTTTAAATGGATTTATAAATTTATATTATCCATATATGAAATCATGTTTCGAGGATATGAGTTTGGAATTATTAATACCGTCTGCGGAATTAGACAGTTTATATAAAAGTGGTGGGATTTCTCATGAAGAGTTCTTTCAGCACATGGAACATGATATTTTACAGAGTGAACTTAGTAATATCAAACAAGATTTTACTGACAAAAATAATATGACATATACACGTATTGTTTCTGGTAAGAAAAGAGATAGAGCCACAAGTTTAATGTATGGACTAAGTTTTGTTTGTGAACTTGAAACAAACAATAAAAAGAAAATGTATAGAGCAAATGAAAACTATAAAGATGCCCCCATCTGTGCATCATCAATATCATTCTAAAGAAAGGAGGTTTTCATGTCAAAATCAGAAGAACCAGAATATATTGACAATCCTGACAAGGATTATAAATTAACAATTGCTTCAAGTATACAAGATAATGATGGAGATGAAACCGTCCTTGTTACAGCAGAAGCGATTAAAAAACAATCTGAAAATTGGATGTATGAAGCAATGCAAAGTTTTGATAAAGGCGGTCAACAATACTCCGTTAGATTCAATGAAGCATCTTCATCTTCCACATCTGAAACTACATTAGATGATATTAAAGAATTAGCGTTAAACGCTCAAAGTGATATATCTAAAATTCAGAAAATCAATCAATTAGTGCGGCAAGCCGAAAATGAGGATGACATTATTGGCAAGGTACATGAATCTATAGAATCTAATCTTAATGCAAATGTCAGATATTCATTTGACAATCTCCCTAAAGAATACGATCAAGATATAAAAGATAAAGCCGATGGCATTATCAAACGATTTCATAAAGAAGTAAATATAAATGATGTTATGACTACTTCTATCACTTCTACTTATGATGAAGGTAACTGTATTCAGTATCTTCGCTCAAAGAAAGCCAAAGGAATCTATCATCACGTAATTGACAAATATCCATTAGGTGTAGCTGTTATTTCCGATTATTCTTTAAATGGAATCCCATATGTATTAATTGATACAACAGAATTATCAAACAGACTTCAAAAGTCTACATTAAAAAATAAAAAGAATAAACCGTTATTCTTTAAGAATACAAACGAAGAAATAAAAAATAACTATCCAAAAGAAGTTATTGATGCTTATGTCGCAAGAGAAAAATATGCACGACTTGATATCAGACGTACAGGCGTTAATCGTTTTGGAAATCTTGGCAGAGCTTATGGACTCTCTCCTATTTTTAAGGCATTGAAACCAAAACTTATGCTTGATACTTGTGACAAAGCAGATGCAGTTAATGCAAAAGCTAAAGCAAAAAAGATTATCACTCAGATTATGCGTAAAGAAACTATGGGTGACACTTACGATAAAAAAGGTCTTGAGGATATGGCTTATGCTCATACCTGTTTAATGGCGGCATGGGCTAATCCTACAGTAGTTTATACTCCACCGCCATGTGTGGAAAAAGTCATGTATGTAGAACCGTCTGTAGATTTTACAAATGAAAGTACTGTAAAACAATATCGTTCTCGTGTTACTTCTGCATTAGGAATTTCATTTTTGAATACTGATGGACAACAAACGGTAAGTACTGCAAACATTTCTATTAAACAGCTTATGCGTACTATCAATAAGATTGCTGAACGTCAAGAAGTAATTTTACAACGATGGTATGAAATTGTTTTGACAGAAGAAAAGATACCTATTGAGTACTGCCCTACTCCACATATTCTCGATGCAGAATTGTTAGAGTTTGAAATGAAAAAGGATCTTGCGGAGTTCTTGTATTCTAAATTAAATTGTTCATTCCGCACAGCATATGAAACATTGGATATGAATTTCAATGATGAAATGGAACGCAGAAAAGCAGAACAAGATAATGGAGTTGATGAAATATTTATTCCACATCCAACATCTTATAACTCTTCTGGAAATCAAGATGAACAAGAAGATGTACAACAGGAAGAAAAAGATTCTAAAGGTGGTAGACCTAAAGGAAGTACATCAAATGGAAATTCTGTAAACGAATCGAAACAAGAATATGATAGTAACTATCAAGAGTCTAAAACAACTTAAACGAGGTGATTGAAATGGATAATGAACATATTATTCTAAACAGTCGCCCCATATCTATAGCGTCTTATACCAATTATAAGGAAGCTGTCTTTTTAATCAGTGTGTTAGATGAACCTGATTCATATGGAAGAATTATTCCAGAAGAAGCGGGTGAAAAATATTTTGACACAATCATTGGATATCCAATTGTAGCCAAACTTAAAAAGAATATTTTCGGACAACCTGTAGATTTTGGTGGTCATGAATTGATCATTCAAAAAACTAAAGATGGGAAAAAGAAAAGTCATTTTGACACTGTTCCGATTGGTAGTGTGACAGACGCATGGATTGAGGAACGTGAAGTAGATGGTTACGATGGTACGCCAAAATGTATTTTAATCAAAACTAAACTATGGACTTCACGATTCCCAGAATACTTTAAAGTATTCGATAAATTATGGGACGATGGAGAAATTAGCAGCTCATGGGAGTTAACTGCAACGGATGTAGTTACTGAGGGTGCTAACAAAATTTATAAAGTTTTTGAATTTATTGGCAATTGTGTACTTGGTAAAAATCATATTCCTGCTGTTCCAGGAAGCGGTGTAATTGAATATGCCGAATTAGATGATGAACTTGCCGATGCACTTATGACTGATATTTCAAATACTGATATAGCAAACTATGAAGATATTGAAGAAAAGGAGGACATGAATTTGGCTGAAAAGACAAAGAAAGATGTCTCTGTTGAAGATACAGAAAAAGAAAAGGAAACACCTGATTCTGTAGACGAAACAGAAAAAGACAAAAAGAAAAAAGATGAAGAAACTGCTGAAAAGAAAAAGAAAACTTCTTGTGCAGAAGATACATCTGGAACAAAGGAAACCGCTGAATCTGCTGTTGAACCAGAGGGTAATCCAGAAGAACCAGAAACAGCTTCTTTAACAGATCGTGATTTGTTTAGAAAGATTAACAAAGCTTGTGAAGATGCGATTAAATTTTGGGGTTATATCTCTTATTGGTTTCCAGAGGAACATACTGTTTGGTTTAAATCTGATGATGCTCCAACACAGTTAGACTATAAGTTATTTACATATACAGTTGAAAATGATGAAGTAACTGTTTCTGAACCGCAAGATGTAAAACTTACTGTTTCTGTATCAGATGTTAATACTGTTCTTGCTGAAAAAGATGAGAAAATCGAAACATTAACCGCAGAGCTTGAAATCAAAGATAAAGCTGTTATCTCCGCAGGTGAAAAAATCGGAAAACTCAATGTGCAGATTTCTGAATTACAACCATATAAAGAACAGGTTGAAAAAGCAGAACAAGAAAAGATTGAAGCTGAAATTGCAGAGGAAAAAGAATCACTAAAGAAAAATCTGCTTAAAGGTGGATTATTTACTGAGGAAGAAATTGCAAAAGCTGAAATCGCAGAATTAATTGAAGCAAGAGATAAAACTGCCATCAATAGTTTAATCGCAGAAAAATATATTGCTTCTTTTGATAAAGAAGAGACTGATGTAGCAGAGGATGTTGAAACAGAAGAATCAAATCCTGTGACAGCAACAGCAAGCTTAGAAACTGATGATGTAAATGAAAGTGCAAGTTCTTTCATGACTAAATTTTTATTAAGACGATAATAGGAGGAAAATGTAATGATTCGTGATATTAGACGTAATGGCGCACAGCCAAAAGATACAATGCACAAAGCTGGTGTAGCACTTGTTACAGGTATGGGTGTTGTAATCAAAGATGCTACTACTGTTGAGCTTCCAAAAGCTGAAACTGTAGCAAATATTTATGTAGCAACAAAAGAGCGTATTCCAACTGGCATTAATGCAGCAAGAGTGGATATGTCAGATTATGATGAAGATTTTGTAAAGATTGCCAAAGGTGAGTTCCTCGGACTTGAAAGATATACAGATGGTGAAAAGTTTGCAACAGACCAGTATAAAGCAGAAGATTTTTCTGGGGAAGTTGCTGATGGTACACCTGTATCTGTAGGTACAGATGGAAAATGGCAGAAACTTACAACTGGATCTTCCAAATATGTATATGAGAAACCATTCAAAGATAATGGTCATGATCTCATTATGATTCGTGTAGAAGCTGATGCAGTTGCACAGGCGTAATTAAGATAAGGAGGAATTAACACAATGGCTATTAATACAGAAATTAAAGACATTATGAGCAAAGAGGGTGTACTCTTTGATGTCGCTGAAAAAATTGAATATAAAAGAGAACTTAATGCCGAGGAAAAAGAAATCGCTGAGATTTCTGATGCTTGGGCTAGGGAGATTGGGAAAACTGGAAAAGATCCAGAATGTACAATCGCTGAGTTCATTAATAGAACTGTAAATGAAGAAATTTATAATGCACCAGATGAACTTCTGGATCAAATTTTTGAAAGAGGTTCTGTTGGTGAGTTTGATGATTATGAAGGTCACAAAGATCCAAAGAATACACTTGTTGCATATGAGGCAGCACGTGGCGGTAATGTAGATCGTTCCTACATTGATATTTCCGTACTGAAACCTACATGGAAGAATCGTCAAGTTGAAACCTCACTCTCATATACTGATCTTCGGAAATCGGGCTTCAAATCTATTGCTACTCTAACCACTTTCATGAAAGAAGCTTGCCAGAATGCGCTCTTCTTTGATGCTCTTGCATTAGCTGATGAAGCTGTAACAGGTGGTGAGCAACTTATCGCTGTTTCTGGTACAACACCTACACTTGAAGCTATGGATAAACTTTCTCTGTATCTTAATGATAGAGCAAGTGATAGTGTAATTGTTACACTTAACAAATATGCTCAGGCTATTAGACGTATGCCAAATTTCGCACAGTACATGAGCAATACTATGAAAGATGATTTCAATAGATATGGTCTTGCTAAAACATATGATTCAATTGGTATTGCTGGTATTTCTGGTGCAAAGAAAACTGGTACAGGTTCTCTCCTGATTCCTGACAAACGTATTTATGGAATTGCTGGAAAGATCGGAAACCTTGATATGAAGGGCGAAATTCATACATATCAGGATATGAATAACCAGAGTGAAAAAGTTCATATCATGCTGAAAGATTTCACATATGGATTCATGCTTACAAATATTGAGAACTTTGCAAAGGTTACTTTACAGTAAGTAGTCTTTTTTATTACAAAAATTTTTAAGGAGGGTGTGCAAACGCCCTCCTAATGTTAGGAGGAATCGTTATTAATATTCAAGAAACAAAACATATTTCTGTTTTAAATTATAATGACAATTGCGTTTGTATTAATGTTGCCCCAGGCAAAAGCACCCTATTTGAAGCTGCTGTAGATGGTCAACCAAATATTATTCCACTGACACTTGATGAAATTCGTTATGCAAATAATGGAAGTGCGTTTAGAACAGGAACTTTAGAGTTCCCAGAGGATATTGAAGATGAATTATACAACGAGCTTCGTATTGATAAATCAAAAGTATTAAAAGCTAATGAGATTAGAGAGATTTTATTAAATCCAACCAAAGAAGGATTAATTAGAATTATTTCTATTCCTACACTTTCTGATTTTGATAGAGTGCGTAGTCAGTTCCAGAAACTTAAAACAGAGGGATATAGACTCACACTGGATATGGCAAATGTTATTGAAACACGCACAAGAGAATTATTTAATAATCATATTAAATCAAATATTTCTGTAGATGATGCAGATGTAGTAGCTCCAAGCAATAAAAAAGTTGAAGAACTTGAACAACAATTAGCTGAAATGAAAGCACTTCTACTACAGATGAATGCATCTAAGCAAGAAGATAAAAAGGAAGTAGTTGATACTGCTTCTACTAAAACTGAGGAAGTAAAGACAGTAGCAAAATCTACTAGAAAATCCCCAGGTAGACCTAGAAAAAATTAATATGGGAGGTGAACTCAATTGCCTCAAGAAATTACAAAATTTGAAAAAATTCTCAACAAATTCTATGATCGTATAGAAAAGGATGAGGATTTTTTTAGTTATTATAATATAGATGTTAGTGAAGCGATACAAATTGCTCAGACTCGTGCTACTAATTATCTATGTGAGGCACTTGATGAATTATCATGCCTCTCGAATTTGGATGTAGATTTTTCAGATTATGATGAAGATGTACAACAAATTGGTTTTAAATTATTGCCTAAAGAAATCAAACTGGTTGTTGAAATTATGTTTCTTATTTATATGAAAAGGGATGAATCTCTCCTTCATGCAATGGAAATTAATTTTACACCATCTGATTTGAGTGTATTTTCACCAGGAAATGAAAGAACAAGTTACCGTAATTTTATTGCTAAATTGGAACATGATGTATCTATCAAGATTGACGATTACAAAAATCGAGATAGAAAAACTAACGCATTAAAACAGTTTATTAATTATGCTCAGTACGAGGAGGATTAACCTATGGATATTGAGTATTATATGAAATTACAAAATGCTTATGGTACAAAAAATAAACGTGAGAAAAATTTAGCAAAAATAAACAAACATGCTGATAGACATTTTGAAGATACATTTGATACTCAAGATGTTCTAGTAAATAATAAACCTATGCAGTTAATGATTATCAGAGATACCGACAATAATACATATAAGAAGAAAATAAAATCAAGACATAATGATATTATCAGACTTGGTGACTATATTGAATGGAATAACCAAATTTGGATAATTACGTTACTTGATACTGATGATAAAGTATGGAATCGTGGATATATGTATTTATGTCAGTTGATGATTAGATGGCAAAATGCAGATGGTAAGATTGTTGAGCGTTGGGGATATTCAGAAGACTATACTAAATATAGTATGGGTGAAAAAGGTAACTCTACTATTACTGTTGGTGATTATCAATATGGTTTGACTATACCTGTCGATGAAGAAACAAAACAACTTAATCGTACAAATAGATTTGTCATAGACTATGAGGGAGTATACCCACCAGACACATATAGAATGACTGGTAAAAAAGGTTTCTTATCTGATGTTAGATATGTTGATAAAGGTGGTGTCATGACTGTCACATTATCTTATGAGCAATTTAATGAAGTTACAGATAAATTGATTGAGCTAGAAAATGGAACAAAGGCGTGGATCTGCGACTACAAATCCCCCACTACTCCTACTCTCCCACCATCAGAACCAGACAATCCAACCACATCTGTTACAATTACAGGTGGTGACACTCTCCGCTATGGTAGAACAAAAACATGGACAGTCACTTTCTCTGATTCTGAAAATCAGCCAAACTTCACATGGAATGTCAAGTCAGACTTCAAAATCACTCAAAATATCACAGGTAATAAAATACAGTTAAAATGCATAGATGATAAGGCAATTGACTGTATGTTTACATTACAAGTTCTCGACAATGAAAGTAACATTTTATCTGAAACAACTATTACTATTACAGGATAAATCGGAGGTATTATGGCAAAATCAGTTGCTAGAGATTTGGCTTTTGTCAAGTCAAAAGTAATTTCTCGTCTATTAGAATCTGATGAATTTGCAAAAGTAATGTTGCGTAAGGAAGATTTTACTGATGACGAGAAAAATGACATGGAGTATAAACAAGTATTTGATTATCCTTATGTTGATGGAACACAGGAAGAAGTTATGTCTTTTGTCTGTGTAGAAACAGTTTGCAGAGGTACAAATCGTACCGTAAAATCTATGGACTTGTATATTTGGATTTTCGTGCATCGTGATTGTATGCAAATGGAATCTAATGTAAAAAGTTACATGGGTAATCGAGCAGATGTTCTTACAGATATTATAGAAAGGCTTCTACGGGATTCTGATGATTTAGGAATTGGAAAACCGAGTCTTGATGACATTGGTTATACTGTTCCACAGTCCAGTTATTATGGACGACAACTCAAATATAGCATTCCTGATTTTAAAATCAAGGAGGTGTAATATTTGAACGGATTTTCAGATTATGATTATCTCTGTGATGAACCTTATTTTTATGAAGGTATAGGTCATGTTAAATGCCCTACTCTTAGAGAGATAAGGCATATAACCTATGGACAATTCAATATTTTTCTCTCTTATATTTCTATTACTCAGAAACAATTTCTTGAAACATTCGGTCTTACTGAAAAATTCAATTCCCTCAGTGATGAAGAAAAAGAAAAAAATACTATTTACAATTTACTTACATTCGGAATGAATCGTGCAGATTTTCTTGCCTACATGATTAGTTTCTTTGTTGTAGATGATTTTCAGTATAATCCAGAACAAAATGCTTTTCTCATTGGCACTTATGAGAAGGACGATGATGGAAAGGAAATCTTTAACGAAACGGGGAAAATTGATAACAGTAATTTTGATGAATTTCGTGCGTTTCTGCAAGTTATATTAGGGATTAAATCTGAGAAAGAAGTTGAAAAACCGAAATATAAAAATAAGTTAGCTCAACGTATTGCTGAAAAATTAGCAAAACATAAGAGTGAACAAAAAGAAAAACAAACATCTGTGGATGATGATTATACATTGCCAAATATGATTGTAAAATATTGTACGCACAACAAAGTGGGAATCAATATATTGAATGTTTGGGATATGACATATTATCAATTCATGAAGATGTTTTTAGAATACAGGATGGGAAGACAAGCAGATATAAATGATATGATGGCTGCTAATTCATTCTCATTCAAAAACTCTAAGGACTATAAACCTATGGAGTATATGAACAAAATTAAATAATGAAAACTTTCAAACAAAGTCGCTGAGATTTCAGTGGCTTATTTTATTTTAAGGAGGACAAAATAATGGGTAATATTTCTACCGATCTTAATATGGCAAACCGTCAGTGCTGTGATCTTGACATTAGAGATTATAAAACTAAAGCACCTTGGATGTTTGCAGATTTCTGTAATACTACTACTGCTAACATTTCTGCTGATGCTGTATATGCAAATAAGAAAGGTGCTAAATGCATCAAATTTGATAATCCACTAGAAGGTACTATTACTATGGAATTTCAGGTATCTCCATTCAGAATTTATGCAATGCTTTCTGATGGTGAAATTGAAACATCTGCTGTAATCGCACGTAGAGAAAGTGTAACAGGTGAAGCTAGCGGAGTACTTAATCTTACAAAGACCCCTGTACCAGGAAGTGTATTTGCAATTGATCCAACTACAGGTAAAACAATTGAAGGTACAGTTGCAGACAAGAAATTTACAGCAAAAACAACATCTGATATTGTAGCAGATACTACATATGAAGTAGCCTACCTTGAATCCAAAGCTACTGGTATTAAGAAAATCACATTTAATAATAAGAAACTTCCAAAAGATTTCTTTATTCAAATGTCTACTCTTAATAAAGATGAGAATGGTGATCAAGTACCTATGAGACTGACAGCTTATAAAGCTTCTCCACAAAGAAACTTTGAAATTTCTTTTGCGTCTGATGGAGATCCTTCCAGCGTAACACTAACTTGTGATCTACTCGAAGATCATGATGGAAATGTTCTTGATATGATTGAGATTACATCTGAGGAATAAATTTATTTTTATAGTAGGATGATACAACATCATCCTACTATATTTATTAAAAGGAGTTAAATATTGAGTAATCAAAAAATAATGCCTAAATTCAAATTAGAAGTTGGAGCATTCTTAGTTTCTGATAAAAGGCAACTTAAAATTATTGATCGTGAATACAGACCTAAAACAAAATATAAAAACGATAAACCATTTACATCAAACGAAAAATGGTACAAATATAAATGTTATAAGTGTGGAAATACTGATTGGGTTATAGAGCAAGCATTATGTGGAAAACAAAAGATTGGATGTAACGTATGTTGCAACTCTCCATCAAAAGTTGTTAGTGGTATAAATGATTTAACTATTACCGCAAGATGGATGATTAAATATTTTGAAAATCCAAAAGATGCAGAAAAATATACCAGAGGTTCAAGTAAAATTGTTGATATGGTTTGCCCCGATTGTGGTAGACATCACAATAATAAAATATCCACAGTATATGCAAATCATAATCTTTCATGTCCATGTCAAGATGGTTGGAGTTATCCAAATAAATTTATGTATTCAGTTTTAGAACAATCAGGTGTGAACTTTGAAACTGAGAAAGTTTTCGATTGGTCTAAAGGAAGAATGTACGATGATTATATAGAATATAATGGTTTAAAGATTATTACTGAACAGCATGGAATACAACATTATATAGATCATCCACTTAATAAAAAATCACGCAATCTTAAAGAAGAACAAGAAAATGATAAACTGAAATACAATTTAGCTATACAAAATGGTATAGATTATTATTTTACAATTGATTGCAGAGAATCTACAAAAGAACATATTAAAAATTCTATCATCAATTCTGAATTATTTAAAATCTTAAATATAAATCCAGAAAATATCAATTTTGATAAATGTGATAAATTTGCTTCATCAAATATGGCTAAACAAGTATGTGATTATCGTAATGAACATCCTGGTATGACAATGAAAGAAATTGCGCCATTATTTCATGTATGTCACGATACTATAAGAAATTGGGTTAAAAAAGGTGCAAAACTTGGTTGGTGTACATATGAGAAATTTGATGATTTAAAATTACACTATCAACGTGAAGATATACCTGTGAATAATTGTCCTATCCACTGTATCACTACAAATACGTACCATCGTAGTGCAACAAAATTTGTAGAATATTATCAATCTCTTACAGGAAAGAAACTCTGCGCAAGAAATATTCGTTCAGTATGTACAGGCAAACGTAATCATGTCAATAATATGAAATTCGAATATATTACTCAAGAACAATTCAATCAATTAAAAGAAAAATATCCAGATAAAGTATACGGAGAACTATTTGCATCTCACGTATCATAAAGGAGAATATAGCCACAATGACAAAAGAATGTAAAGTATTACTACGCAATCAGTATGTTATGGTAATTGATTTTGATGGGAAAGAAATTCAAATGCCATCTGACCACACAGATAAAGATACTGTATTCGTAAAATATGAAAATGATAGATATTCTATCATTTGTAAATTAGAAGAAGAAAAGAAGCCTACAAAGGCGAAACCTGTTTCAAGAGTAAAGAAACAAAAGAAAGTAACGGAAGTTGAGTTAGCTGATGATGTTACGACAGAGGAACAAAAGGATGAATCTGAATAAATTAATCGTAGTTAGTATAAATAATTAGTAGGGATACTAGCTATGAATTAATGGCTTGTATCCCTATTTTTTACGATTTTGGGAGAAGATATGATATGAAAAAACAAGTATTTGATAGCTTTGATGAAGTAGTTGAAGCTTTTGGAGAAGATGGAGTTATTCCTATCACTTATATGCCACAGATTATTTTTTATTTAAGTAATTATAAAATTCAACCCGTATGGACTATTCCATCAGAAACAAATGAGGGGAAATTAGCTTTTTATTTTATTAAAGCAGAAACTAAAAAGCCATATGAAGCATGGCAAAAACTTAGACTAGAGAAAGAACATAAGAAAGCACAATTTGAAGGAAATATGAATAATGGCAAGAAGTGTAGGTAAACAATTTGAAGATGATTTTAAGAAAAGTGTTCCAAATTACACACTCACCTATCGTCCACCTGATTCAGCACAAGGTTTTGACGTAGGCTCAAGTAACAAACTTAGATTTAGTCGTCATAGTCCATGTGACTTGATGGTATTTGATGGTACACGAAATCTTTTTCTTACGCTTGAATTAAAAACGTTTCAAGGTTCATGTAGCTTTGAACGTGATAAAAATGAAAAAGGAATTATCCATTATTATCAAATTGAAAAATTAAAAGAATTTGCAAATTATAAACGTGTAATCAGTGGATTTGTATTGGACTTCCGTTCCGCTGATCATACATATTTTTTAAATATAAATGACTGGGATAATCTTATCTCACATATAGAAAAGAAAAGTTTTAATGAACAGGATTTGCTTGAATATGCAAGTCCTATTTTAATTGAAAAAGAGAAACTAAAAGTGAACTACAGATATGATGTAGAGTTACTTTTGAGTGAGCTGAATATTTAGTTGAAACGGAGATTTTATAATATGAAAAAAACATTATTAAAAGTCAAAAACAATATTACATTTGAAGATAAGTTAAATGCAATTGATCTCATTCTTGGTGCATTTTGGGATGATAACACAGGGGAATATATTCCGTGGATGGAAGAACCTGCGAGAATTATTGCCGTTGCAAAATACTTTATTGAAGGATATGAACTTGAAAAAGGAGAAAATCTGTATAAGTTATATCTTTCAGACGATGATTTAAAAGGTCTGGTTGATAATTTTATTAATCCTGACACTGATTCAAGAAATGGAAGTTATAAAAGATATATTAAGGTTATGGATTTTGTAGATGAAATGGTTCATGACAAACTTGAATGGACTAAACAGAATATTATTCATGCACATCCAGATATGGAAAGAATTGTAAAAGGTGTAAATGTGTTTATTGACGCATTTGAGAATCTTGCAAATCTTGACCTTACTGCTCTCACACCAGAAATGATTGAGAATGGAGTATCTTTTATGGAAAAACTAAAAGAATCTGGTTTTGAAATTAATGCGGAGAATTTTACTAAAATTGTAAAAGATGCTGCGGCGTTTAATATCGACAAAGCTAGCCAGGATATTATTGATGCTAAAAATGATCAAATTAAAAAATTACAGGAAGAAAATAAGGAACTAAAGAAAGAGAAAGGAAATTTCAGTGCCAGAAATGTAATGAATGATGGATCTAGTAACAAGAATAATAACAAGACTGGAACTAAAGTGACGAAAATGGACAAGAAGAAATAAAAATACCCACAATATATTTCAATTGTGGATATGGAGGATTATGACTAATGTTATGTAACATTAAATAGGTAAATCGACAAATGCTGTGACTCTACATATTAGAAATGAAATTTCACAAAATCAGTTCTAACAATTTTTGCAATTGATTTTGCTTTATCATTTGACATTTTCGGATTATGAACAATCTGGTGGATCGCATAAACCTTTGTCAAACAATTCAACATATAACACAAAACTGCTGGTGTTACACAACAATTAAAAAATGTATGTAGAATCGCTATCATTTGTCACCTCCTAGTCATACGTTTTGAGTACATATGTACTTCGCACAGGAGAACTATAACCTAAACAATAAATCGTGCTAACGGATTATTGTACGAAAGATAATCATCTATTGCTTGGATATATTATATCATGTGTTAAATTGGAAATAAATAGAAATTTTGGAGAGTACTACTCTCCTATTTCATATACGGAGGAAATTATTATGGGAATAATTATGGATGCAATTGATGCACAAATTATTAGACCAAGAGTTGAAGCTGCGGAATCTGAAGGATTTGCTCAGACTCAAGCAGATATTCAGAATTTTTATTCAAGTGGATCGCCTGTAAAATATATCAGAACTGGGACATATGAAAGTTCACCCCGTTCATCTGGTGTATCTGGTGGTAACGGAAATTACCATTATGATATTCATTTGAATGTAGCGGAATATCCTTACGGCAAACATTCAGGCTTGCAGATTATGACTGACATACAAAATCAAGGCAGTGGCGTTTTGGGTACTCCTGGTACATGGGATGATGCTGTACAAGATATTATAGAAGCTGTAAAAGCTAATTTTAGTTAAGAGGTTAGCCACCAAGAATCTATAAGAAATGTCATGAATCTTTATCAGAGAGTTCAATCCAAGACTCAAGATTAGGAAGTTATCTTACCGATTCGGTAAGGATCGCCAATGCTCTGACACATGTTCCCATCTTTGTAGACGGAAACGCCAGTAGGCATCGACATGTACTATGTATGGCTAAGCACACATGAACATGCAATCACCTTCCTTTCCTTAATATTTACATATCTTGGAAAACTTGGTGGCTTTAGATGTGGAACAGATACGTTCCACGATTAATATTATAACATACTCTGTGGAACGTATCAAATAAAAAAAACAATGTAACAATTAAACAAAAATGAATCCTAAATTTCATCGTGCAATATAATGCAAAAAAGAAAAGAAGCTACTGTGTGATACAGTAACTTCCTTCTCTTTCTATATCATGAAAATTTTATATGATCTCTTTCTCTTCTCCTATTTTCAGCACTTAATCTTTGTAGAATGAGCAATCGAAATCTAAATTGATGAATCCAATATGGATGTGAATTTCTTTTGCTTTTTTGGACACAACACGATGCAAAGCAAAGTAAGCAAATCCAATACCTGCAAATTTTAGTGCATAATCAAGTATGAGATCAATCACGATTTACCTCCTTTCTGTTAGACTACAACATTCAGGAAAATAAATTGTGAAGAACTCACAGAACTTATAAAGATTTTCATGAGATGTTATACCTTTCTTAATAAGCAAAGGTGTTTACAAGTTACACTTCTCAGCAAGTAGCTTCGATTCTTTTTAATTATATCGCAGAAATTTAAACAATTCAATAAATAATAATGTAGTTTACTCTCCTTTCTTGCGGAGAGTTTTTATTTTTTGTAAGAAAGGAGAATAAACTAATGGGAGTACCATTTCAAGTTGACGTAAATGTTGTTACTCATGCAGAACAGGTTGATGCGCTTGAGAAAAGACTTAATGCCTTACAAAGTAAAGGTGTTGATTTAAAAGTCAAGATTGATGGATTAGATAAATTAGATACAACAAAAATTGGTAAACAGTTTACTGCCGCTGGTAAACAAATGTCCCAGAATTTTAGTAGAGGATTGGCTACTTCTTCTACTAAAAGTAAAACAAATATAAATAATGTTGTTAATTTCGCAAGATTAAAACAGCAAGCAGATAAAGAAGTGGCTAGTCTTTCAAAGACAATTCAAAATGGACTTGGAACTGATAAAAAACAATCTGACAAAATCGCAAAACAATATGCCAATACCATTCAAAAAAGTACAGCATCCGCACAAAAACAACAGCAACGGGTACAACAACAATATCAGAAACAACTACAGCAAGATGCAAAACGTAATCTCACACAGCAATTATCAAATGTCGAAAAGTTAAATAAAAATAAAGCAGGTATTATTACTGCTAGAGCTAATGGAAAATCTGAAACTGTTGAAGCTCTTCGTGCAGAAAGAAAGCAGATTAAGGCTGAACAAAAACAGTTACAAAAAGAAGCACAGAAAATCAATAAAGCTTCTGGTTATTCAATTTCTGGATTCTCTAGCCAAGAACGTGCTAAAGCGATTAATGATAAGCAGTTGGATACAAAGAATTTAGTTGATAAAGCATGGGCTTCTGTCAATGATAAAAATAGTGAAGCTATTACAAAGCGTTTCGATTCTGAATTATCCAAAGCAAAAAAGAATCTTCAATCTTCTCTGAGTAAGTATGATTACGCTGATGCAGATAAGATTAAGGAATCACAAAAATTAATTGCATCTATGGGTAACATGAAAGCTTCTGATTATGAGAAACCGCTTGAGAAAATTGCACAGGTTACAAAGCAAACTCAGGACTTAGGAAAATCGCTACAGAATACTTATAAAGTCAATCTTGATGGCATTAATAAAGAGATTAAGGCAGAAGAACAAAATATTGCTCAGACCAGAAAAGCAGAACAAAGTAGAACTCAGGCACAAGTTCAGCAAAAGATTTCGCAACTTGGTTATGACAATAAATTAAAGAACGCACATAATCAAGAGATTATGGATCGCATTCAGCAGACCAGACAGAAATATGAATCTCAACAATCTCAATTAGCAAAAATTCAGCAACGTGCTACATCTGGTGAGTTTGAGGCTAGAACAGCAAAGAATAATTCTTGGATTGACAAATATGCAGGTCAAAATTCTGAATCTCTTGCAAAAGCTAGAAGTCAAATTGAAAAGATTAACACCTTACAAAAAGAACTTCAAACTGGTAAATACGGCTCTGGTGATAAAAAAGGAATGACTATCGTTACTGATGATCAGATTGCTAAAGCCAAAGAGCTTGATAGAACGTGTCAAGAATTGAAGAATACTATGACTCAAGTTGCTAATGAAGAGTCAAAGACTTTGGGATATGGTGTTGCGGAACGTAGTGCAAATAATGTTGCCACATATATGGAGAATAACACTAAAGCGTTAAAAAAATATGGAAATGCTCTAGCTGAACTCCAATCGCAATATCGTAGTGCGACTACTGAAATGGAAAAATCCAATATTGATAAATCATTTGCTACTTTAAAATCAAGAATTTCAGCAGAAGGTTTAACAGGTAATTCAGGATGGAGTGAACTAAAAAGAGCAACTGTACAGATTGCGCAATTTGCTGGTGTATATGGTATGTTGCAAAATACTGTAATGCAAATACCATACAAAGCAATTACAGCAGTCAAAGATTATGATGCTGCTATGACGAATATGCAGATGGCAACAGGTATTTCAAATACCCAAGCGCAAGAACTTATGAACACTTATTCAGACATGGGTAAGCAATTAAAAGTTACTGGTGTCGATGTTGCTACTTCTGCTACAGAATGGATGAAACAAGGTAAAACAATTGAAGAATCAAACAAACTTGCTCAAGATTCTATTGTTTTATCCAAGATTGGTGATTTGTCTTCCGATGATGCTACAAGAACCATTACCGCTGCTATGAAATCATATGATTTGAATGAGTCTCAAGTTATGGATTTTGTTGATCAGATTTCTGCAATTGACATGGCTTCTGCTACTGATGTTGGTGGTCTTGCGGATGCATTCAATGAAGTTGCTGCCAATGCCAACCAAGCAGGTATCAGTACAAAACAACTTTTATCTTATGCTGCTGTAATTGGTGAAACAACGCAGGAAGGTATGTCTTCTGTTGGCACTTCTCTCAATGCTATCTTTTCTCGTATGGGTAACATTAAACTTGCACGTTTAAAAGATTATCAAAATGGTGGAGAAGATTTATCAAATGTTGAAACTGTATTAAAAGGTGTTGGAATTTCGCTTAGAGATACAGATGGAGAATTTAGAGATTTCGGAGATGTATTAGATGAAACCGCTAGTCGATGGTCTGAATTTGGCACAGTCCAGCAGAGGGCGGTTGCACAGGCATTTTCAGGCACAAACCATATGAATGATTTTATGGTGCTAATGCAACAGTACTCTAAAGCACAAGAGTATATGCAGGTTGCAGATAATGCTTCTGGCAAATCAATGGAAAAATACGGTGCTTATACAGATTCTCTTGAAGGTAAACTTGAAGGATTTAAAAGTACATTTGAATCTTTATCAAATACTGTATTAGATTCTGATGCATTAAAAGGTTTAGTAAGTAGTGGCACAGACGTTTTAGGGTTAGTTGATAAATTAACTAATTCCTTGGGTGTCATGGGTACTGTAGCAGTTGGAGCAGGTATTTTCCAAGGTAAAAACAACAGCGGTAAGAGTACATGGGATTCGCCCCATGCATTTTTCAAAATGACTTATGCCGCTTGAGAGTTTAGCAGTAATGTGTACGAGCTTATTTATAAGCAAGGACTCTCTGGTGACTTTCTAAAATGGAGTTAGCGGTAATGCGCTACTCTTCTGTATTGAATTTCAGAACGGGAAACTTTCATAGTTCAAAAGGCTATGTCACATGAGTTTGGTACTAAACTTATATTTAATAGGTATAAGTGGCAAATCCGAAAGGATGCGGTATAGTAACAATCCAAACTACGAAGTAATCCGCAGGTAGGGCTTCATTATAATGGATGCCGACCTCAACGAGCGTAACGAAAGTATGGTTCTATATAGAATCATAAAAATGCACTCTAGCGATAGGGAAGATGGATGCCCGATAAATTCAGGGATAGTTTCTATATACTACTCTTCCATCAGCAGTTGGGAATTATTTATATATGGTTGTATCGACATATATAAATATTGCAAATATAGAATTAATGATACAATTTAATTAAAATCAATACTTATATGTAAGATACGTCATTCCAATTAAACAAAGTAACGCAATAATCATACATATATAAATTAAAATTTTGCATATTTTCTCATACATACTTATATCACTCTCCTATTAATTATAGGAAATATTATATCATATGAATGGTGAAAACATTTTTAAATTACATAATCAACATGATTATTATCATAATCGTAGATTTAGAATATATGTTCTGAATTGTAGATTGTCGTACTCTGTCGTATAATAGTGTTATGGTAATTTTTACCAAATAATTATACGAAAGAGGGAAATATTTATGAAAATAACCAACAAGATGAAATGGGATACTATTGATAGCATTGAATCGTTTCTAGGTAATTATGGAAATCATCAAAACAGGAATGGTGCAAATAAAGAACCTGATCTTGAAAAAGCAATGAATGAATTAATTGATAATCTTCATGAATTTGTTAAAACAGGTTCAAGATATGATGTTTCTAATTTTATATATGGATTATCATTTTTAATGCGACATTCACAATATGGAGAAATACAGGATGAAAATAAGATTGGAGCACAAAATAGTGGATGTGTATATATGATTAATTATGCATTAGGTGATGGAAATACAATATCTAATCGTCATCCAGGTTTATGTATAACCCCTTATGGTCAGAAATGTTTTGTTATTCCAATGCGATCTGGTTTTGATGATCGTACTAAAAAAATGAAAAAAGATTTCGAGGAAGCATATCATCCAACAGAGAATCCAAATGGCGAAAAACGATGTCGAAGAGGATTAACTAAAGAAGGTTTTGCTAAAGATTGTATATTAATGATTGATGATGCACAATTTGTATCAGTTGATGCAATTGAGAAAAATATGGGTTGCATTAGTATAGATACATTTCATTTAATTGAAAAACATCTATTAAGAGTATCTATGCCTTGGATATGGTTACAACTTAGAATGTATTTAACACGATGTAAAGAATTTGAATCTTTAATAAATAATCAAACACGACAAATTACAATGTTAGAAGAAAAAATTAAAGAATTGGAAGATTTATTGGAAGTAAAGAAGTCTTAACATGTCGAATAGAAACCTTTACTTATAAGAAAGAACAGCAATGGGGTTGGGTTCCGAATAATCCCCGTATGAAATATTAACGACAAAATATTTGTTTTCTTTAAGCGTAGCATCCTAGAACAACACCCTAAGTCAGATCAGGCTGGGATGTGTACATAACTTTGGGTAAGTAAGCGATTGCTCTTTATTCGGAGAGAGTTGACTGTAAATAGAAGTATTCACCCCAGTCAGCATTTACTTATTAGTATTTGTTGACAATTGAGGGGACGTTAAAATATTATTCATAGATTTCTAGTTTTTAACGATGTGTAAAATCTATCTTTTATTTATAATCTGTAAGAAATTATTCTTACACTTACTTCAATAAATCTTTTTTAATATTTTTAGCAAATGCTATTAAATATAACTACATGCAAAAGTCAACTCTTAATTGAGATGGACTTTCCTACATTTTGCACAGACTTAATTGAGTTTCAAAGATAATTGGAAGTAAAACCTAATTGGCAACAAAACTTAATTGCGAAAGAGTCTAGTAGATTTGGCTAGGCTCTTTCATTTTATATAGTCTTCCACGCTCGAAGACTTACGATCACATCAGTCTGAGATGGCATAATCTCAATTATGATTTTTATATGACTTTAAACATAATTTTATATTATGTTTGTACGCAAGGTAATTGAGCATTTACAACACAACTTAGTGAATTGTAAATCGGACTTGCGGTGTAAATGAAGCAAAAGAGACTATCATCGAGGTAGTCTCTTTTGTATTATTGATATTACCAAAACTTAACTTGGCATTTTAATCTGGATTCTTGTAAAACCTTAAACATATCCATAGTGGTATCAAAATTAATATCGTCAGAATATAATATAGTTTTAATATGATTATGTATAAAATCAAATTCTGGAAGCATATTCAATATTTCTGTACTGTAATCAAAATTATATTTTCGTAAAGCTCTTGCATAACCAATAGCGTAAAATAAACATGTAAATGTTTTAGGATAAAAGTTTGTCTTAAATTGCTCTATATTTACTGAAAGCAAATTTTCAACTGTTGTTTGTATATTTCCAAGATATACTAACGATTGTGAATTTATTGGTTTTTCACATTGTTTTAGTATAATATCAAGTTCCATTTCGGATGCATGAATTTCAGAATATGAATTTAGAACTTTTTTAAATTCATTAAACGGTAAATCATTGAAAATTATAGAATCAGCAATATGAGTCATTTCATGAAATGTCATAGCTTTTAATGCTACACTGGTACAATCTAAATATTTTGTATTATAGTAGATTCGATAATCTTTTCTATAACTTTGTTTCAATTTAATTTGTGCAGCACCATCTATTCGATGTGCGCCTTTAATCGTAGGTATAACATCAAGGTTATATAATTGTATATATTCCTTACAAAATGTTTTTATTTCTTTTTTTCTTTTCATAAATTTATCTCCGAGGTGGTTACATGTTAAAAAAGTTTTATAAATTGTATCATTATATTGCCACAATTTTTTATCCAGATGTTATAGAAGAAATTTCAACTAATATTGCATTTTGTTTTTGTGACAAACGTTTGAATAGTCAAAATAAAATAAGCAAATTATTTTGGTCAATAGTTGGAAATATTTGTAATTTTTCTATTTACATCATATGTTATGTCATCGAAAGCTTGCTCTACTGGATTGGAAAAACATTTTATCCAGAAACAGGTGAATATGAAGATTATGATTATAGCGATCCATCAAATTTTGCTTAATTCATAAATTTATCCTCCGCATAGAAAACAAGTGATTTACATGTTATTGTTACCAGATATTTTACGCAAACCTGCTCTTTTAACAATCTTCGATAACATCCTTGAAGAAGACGAAGAATATCAAAAATAGCTACGGACATTATTTGATAAGATAAAGTCATATAAATATGATTTAAGTTATCCTAGAAATTTACATGAATAATGTTATTTTCTAGGTTCCTATCTATAATCAATATAAATTTCAGAATATAACCATCAATGATCGAATAATTATTGCTAAGATGCAACACATTGAAATAATATTAATAATATAGCCGATTATCTTCCTAACTTTTTTTGCATCATATGTAATAATAAATTTAGATGATAAAAATATTACTGTTATAAGTTCTGCTATTGTAATCAAAATCAGAAATGCGCACGATAATAATATTTCACGTCCACCATCATAAAGTAATATACAACTCACTATTGGACAAATAATGGCTAATATTCCTATTATAATAGGGTAAATAAAATCCAATGATCCATCCGCTAGTAATTTCAATAAGAATAAAATAATTAAAAATATTATAACTCCCATATAACTATCTCTCACTTTATTTACAGTAATTTCATTTATGCATTATAGCACAATATACATCCCAAGTATATAAAAATCGTAGGTAGCTCAATCAATTGCTAATATGCAAAATAAAATTGCAACAAATAATACGCTTAAAACAGTATCGGGTTTAATGGCTTCTCAATACAGAGCAGGAAATGCTCCTAATGTCGATGCTGTTCTGAGAGATGCAAACGCATCAAATGATTTTAAAAGAACATATGGTGCTTATATTGGTAATTATATTCACGAATTAGACCAAAAGAATAATGTTGATAAGGCAGCACTTTCCAGTACTGAAAATTTAACGGCGGCAATTCAACGCCAAGGTGGAACAGTTCCTGTTGTTACAAGCAAATGGGATGCGTTTAAAACGGGATTAAAAGATGCTGGTTCAGTATTTAAGGCATCAGCAATTAACATTGGGGCTAATCTTGCTGTTTCTGCTACAATTCAAGGTATTGCCACAGCATTTGATTATGTATCTAATAAACAAGAACGTGCAATTGAATCTGGTGATGAAGTAATCCAGAATTATAAAGATATAAATGAGCAGATGGCACAATCTTCTTCATGGATTGAAACAAATGGCGAAAAATATACTACTCTTTCAAAAGGCGTGAGTTCTTTAGGAACAAATCTTGGATTAACAAACGAAGAATATGCTGAATATCAAGAATTGGCATCTCAGATTGCAACACAATTTCCAGAATTGGTATCAGGATATGATTCACTAGGAAAACCGATTATTAAAGCTGCAACAGATGTTGATACATTAAAAACTACTCTTAAAACACAAAAAGTCAATCAATATACTGAAAGTGTTAAAAATGCTAAAGATGTAATCGACAAATTAAATGCGGAAGTTAACCAAGATAAAAATTGGTTTTGGGAGGAAGCAGGTACAGACCAACAGTTACAATCATTGGAAAAATTCCAATCTGCATATGAAAACGCTTTTAAAAATAAAGATGGTAACAAATTTTTAGATTTAAACCAATGGTTAGATGATGGTAATTTCGTAGACGCACTTGATAATGCAGGAGTTAGTGTAAAAGACTTCGGTAAATTAATAAATGAATTAAACGACTCGCAAGGGAAACTTAAAGCTAATAGCGACACTAATGATTTCCTTAATACTATTATTGGATCGCAAGAATCTTTAAGAAATCAACGTGAAAACTCTGCTGATGAATTAAAAAGTTATATCCCTGCATTCTTTCAAGAACAACGAGCTTATCAAAATTTATTAGATGATGTTCCAAGTATAGACAGTGAACTTACATCATTAATAAATTCTTTTTCATATGAAGATTTAGAGAAAAATGGGTTTACTGGTGATAAAGCAATTAGTAAATTAAAATCTTGGAGTCAATCCGCTGTAAAAGAACTGCAAAATAAGGACATTCAAGATGCATTAAATGATGTATTTACAATAAATGATGATAGTTCTAAACAATCATTTGATTCGTGGCAGAAAGAAGCAGATGCAACTCTTGATAAAGCTAGTGAAAAAAGTAAAAGTTTTTCACGTGAACAAATGCGACAAGCCTCTGGTATTGCTGACCAATGGCAGAAATTACATGATATTCAAACAAAAGTTTCCGAGAGATGGGATGATACAACAGGTGTTAAATCAAGAGATTTAAGTATTGCAGACTTAGAAACTCTTGGCACTATGCTGTCTGATACACAATACGATGGACAATCATTTGAACAAATGGTTGCTCAGATTCAGAATGTCCAAGACACATCTCGTCTCACTCTTGATAATATGAAACAAGTAGTCGCTGATACTACTACCGCATACTCCTCTCTCTCAACTGCAATGTCAGAATCTATTTCTGGAACTGGCATGACAGCAGATTCCATAACAGCGGTTAAAACTGCGCTTTCATCGTTAGTTAGTGAGAATGATGCATTCAAAGATGCAAGTCTTGATGGTATTTTTAGAGATACAGCAGAAGGTGTAACAATGAATGCTGACGCTGTTAAAACTCTCATCAAGAAACAGCGTGACATGAAAGTTGAAGATTTTGCTAAGTCCATCAGACTTCAAAATGAAGAACTTGCGAAACAGAACGAAATCCTCAAGAATCCTGAGTCTGATGAAGCCAAAAACGCAGCATTAGAAAAACGCAAACAAATCTTGTCTGATATAGCAGGTATTGAACAGGCACAATCTCAGTATAATGCTCAATATCAGCAAATGAAGGATATGTTTTCCGACTATAATCAATGGGTACTGAATAGTTCCAAAGAGACAGCAGGTACACCATACAATAATATTGTTAGTGGACTTGAACAAGCATATAAAGATTTTAAAGATGGATTGACAGGTACAGATTCATTTAAGTCTTTTGCTGCCATGATTTCTCCTACTGGTGCTACTGATCCTGCGGATTTTGCTGAGAACTATGCTAAAGCAAATAGATATTTGCAAGAAGGTGATGAGGGGGTTAAGAACTTCCTTAATGACCTTAAATCACATGATTTAGCAGAATTTAATCAGCAAACTGGCGAGTGGACAATTAAGGCTCATAATGCAGCCGAAGCAGCCGAAGCTCTCGCTACTGGTACAGATGTTGCTAGTGCAGCATTTGGAAAAATGCAAGATTATGGACTTCACGATAACACTGTAGATGATGTTCAAGATGGTGTATTAAAACTTGGTGATGCTTATACTAAATTGGCAGATTCCAAAGCAAAACTAAAAGAAATGGAAGAAAATCCATCAGAATATAGTAATGTTAGGATTCAGGCACAAAGAGATGAAGTAAAAGCATACAGTCAAGATATTGAAGATTTATCTGATAATATGCAATATTATATTGAACATCAAGCGGATGAGTATAATAAGCAACAACAAACGGCAAAAGAAGCCATTAAATTAATGGATGATTACAAGAAAGAAGTTCTTGCTAATCCTGAGAAATTTGGTGGTGCAGATAACGCTATGGGTGTTGCAAATTATCTTGACCAACAAATGCAAGGATATGCTGATACATATGGATTTGATTTAGATGATATGCGTCAAAAAGCTGCGCAAGCTGCTGTTGCATATCAAGAAGCGTTGAAAAATGCAACTATTGATAATCCTGTTAAACCTGAGTTTGATGATTCTGCTACAGAAGAAGTATTTGATAGTACTGTATCAAAAATTCAAAAAGGGCAGGAAGAAGTTTCTGATGCAATGGAAACATTAAAAGGATTTACTTCCGATCAAGTCAAAGGCATTGACCTATTTGATGGTGCTTATGACAGTGATGAATTAAAACCTGCGGAACAAGCATTAGACACCATTTGTCAATCTCTGGGACTTAGTAAAGATGAAGCATCTCAGTTAGGTCAAGTTCTTGAAGCAATGGGTGTTATTAAACCAGAGGTCGATGATTCAGATATTGAAAAAGCAGGTGAAACTGCTGATACAACTTCTGAAAGGGTACAATCTCTTAAAGATTTACAGTCTTCTGGTGATATTAGCTCTGATATTGAATTAGACTTTGATACTGCTGATATGTCAGCAGATGAATTAAAATCTAAGATTGATGAATTAAATGGATTGAAAGCGGAAATTGATGCAGAAGTAAATCCAGAAGCATCTGCGGAATTAGATGATTTAATCTCTAAGACGGAGACAGATTATAAGATTAAAGTTGCTCTTGATACTGATGGACAAACCCCATCAGAGTTATTGGATATGGCTCAGAATGATGAAGCTACATTCAAAGCAAAATTTGAATTAGATGATTCTGGTTATCAAGAAGCACTCTCCTATCTACAAGATAAAGATGTTGAGGTTAAGGTGAATGCTACATTAGCACAAGGAGCAGATATTAGTTCTCTTCTTAACATGACTGATGAGGATTTATCTACTACTCTTAACATTGATACTTCTCAAGTTGATGCAGCTAGAGCAGAATTACAATCCATTCAGAATGGTGAAATAACTGTACCTCTTACTGTTAAGCTTGACGAAGGACAATTCGCTCAATTAACTGGAACGAAAGATTTACAAGTTAATGTTGAACCTCATGTTGATGCACCTCCGACAGTTCCAGATACTACTGTAAAGGTTACACCTGATCCAAAGGAAGTTGAAGTTACTGCTAAACCTGTAAAAGTTGATGTACAACCATCACAGAAAGAAGTTAGTGTAAGTGCAAAAGTAACGAATAAGCCAAGCGCAACTTCCCAAGGAATTATTAATTATAAAAAAGGCACTGTTGAGAAAGCCGATGGCACTACATCCCAAGGCATTATCAATTACAAAAAAGGTGATGTCGAAAAGGCAGATGGAACTGTTTCTACAGGTACAATCAATTATGGTTTAGGTGATGTCGCTACCCCAGACAACGCAGTTGCTACTGGTGTTATTAATTATACATTAGGTAGCGTTGCAAAACCAGCCGCTTCTGGAACAATGATTTCAGCCACTCTTGCGACAGGTACTTTTGGCGGAGCCAGAGCATATGCAAAAGGAAGTCTAACAGATTTTCCTGCTTATGGTCATGGTAAAGTCTCGTTAAGTAGTGATGAAAAAGCTCTTGTAAATGAACTTGGAGTTGAATCAATTGTACGTGATGGACAATGGCATTTAATTCCTGGTGGCGCACATATTGAAAATCTTAAAAAGGGCGACATCATTTTTTCTGCTTCTCAAACAGAAGATTTACTGAAACGTGGTGCAACACCTGGTCATGCAAGAGCATATGCACAGGGAAGTTTAAGTGATTTATCACCACTTTCCAATGCTTTTGGATTAGGAAGTTTTAAATTCTCACAAGACCAACCGTACACCAATAAAACATCGGTTTCATCTGGATCATCTAGTTCATCTGATAGCTCTGCTACTCAGCAACATACGGATGCTGTTCAAAAAGATACATCCGCTACAGAAGATAATACCAAATCCGCAAAAGATTCCACAGAAGCGTTTGACTGGGTAAAAACTAAACTTGATAAATTTGCAAAATCTGTAGAACGTATTTCAAACCAGATTACAGACTACATATCTTCTGCTTTCAAAACTGTGCTTCTCAAGAGACAGGTCAAAGCAGTTGAAAAGCAACTCAAGGCGAATGAACAGGGTTATACTTCTTATATGGACAAAGCTAATTCTATTGACATTAGTGACGACTATAAGAATAAGGTAATCAATGGTACATTCTCAATTGAGGAAATTGATACATCTTCTGACTCTGGTAAGCAGTTAGCAAAAGATATTAAAAGTTTCCAAACTTATTACAACTCAGCGCAAGATTGTAAAGACACAATCCAAGAATTAAACAACAAACTTCTGGAATTATATGAAACAATCGTAAATATGCCTACGGAAAAGGCAGAGAAAAAGATTGAGCGATTAAAGACTAAACTTGAATCTCTCAATGCGGTCTCTGATACTGTTTCATTGGGTGGATCTGCAATCGCAGCAATGCAAAATCAGATTAAAGTTGACAATCCTGGTTTAGGTAATGCACAGAAGAAGCTTGATAAGGCTGAAACTGCCAGAAATGCAACCAAGAAAACTCGTGCTAAAGCAAGTAAGACTTTAAAATCTGCTACGGCTGATGCAGAGTCTACAGGAAATACACTTATCAAGGAAAGTGAGAAACAGACAAAATCCATAGGCAAGAAACTGAAAAGTGCCGCAAAGTCTAGTACAAATAAAGCTACTTATAATGCAATTGCACAGGCAATTCGTGAAGGCAAAGCAGTAAATACAAAGGGATTGAAAGGCTCTGCGCTGAAATATGCGAAATCATATAACAGTTCTTTAAAGCAAGGCAATACTATTGCTTCCAAGGTTAAGGCAGGTAAAACTGTTAAGACTTCTGGAATGTCAAATGTATTGAAGTCTACGGCACAGGCATATAATGCTGATGCAAAAGAGAAAGCTTCTGCTCAGAAAGTATATGACAATGCTAAGAAAGCAGACGAAAAAGCTCTTGATGATCTGACTAAGGCTCAGAAAAACAAAGATAAGTTATATTCAGGTTCTACTAAGGAACAACAGATTCTTGCGACAACAAAAGGCAAGAAATCATATGTATACCAGAATATGCTTCTTACACAGGAAACTAAGAATCTCAAGGAACAGAACAAACAGCGTCAGAAAGCTTTAAAAGAGACTCGTGATAGCTATATGAAAGCAAAAAGCAAGTATGATACTGCTGATGCTGATAAAACGAAATCTCAGAATAAAATTCTGAACAATAAATCTGCTATGTCTAAATTGAATAAAACTCAGAAAAAGGCATTAAAGGCAGGTAAAACAGTAAGCACAAAAGGTATTACTGATCCTAAAGTGCTGAAATGGATTCAAGACTATAATGAAAAAGTCAAGAAATCTACGGATTTAAGCAAGAAACTTCGGATTGAACAGGAAGCTTTGGATAAAACAACAAGTGAAGCAGCACAATCTCAGGCAGAATACGCACAGTCTATCGTAGAAAATGTAAAGAAGAAACTTGAGAATATTGCAAACTATTATGATTCCTTTACTTCTCAATGGGAAAATAGAAACTCTATGTATGAAGCATACATGGATAGGATGCAGACACAGGGTTACAATCTGAGTACGAAATTTTACGAAGCAGAGATTGGACAGCAACAGAAAATTGTTGACAATTTGTCTCAGAAGTATATCGCAATGAAACGCAACTTTGCACAGGCAGTACAGGATGGTAAGATCAAAGAAGGTACGGAAGAATACTATGAGATGCAGAATGAGATTGACCAAGTTGCAATTAGTCTTAAAGAAGCACAAAACAAAGTGGTTGAGTTTCAAGCATCTATCCGTGACCTTAAATGGGAACAGTTTGACCAGTTACAGGATGCAATCGGTCGTATTACCAGTGAGTCAGATTTCCTTATTGACCTTATGAGCCATAAGGATATGTATGACAAAGATGGTAAAATGACAGAACAAGGTCTTGCTACTATGGGATTACATGGTGTCAACTACAATACTTATATGGCGCAAGCAGATAAGTATAAGGAAGAAATGCTAAAAATCAGTGCTGAACTTGCAAATGATCCTAACAATCAGAAACTCATTGACCGTAAGAATGAACTGATTGATGCACAGCAACAAGCCATCTTATCTGCCGAGGATGAAAAAGATTCTATCAAGGATTTGATTCAGGACGGTATTGATAAACAGTTGGATGCTCTGGATGATTTGATTGACAAGTATTTAGAAACCCTTAGAAGTCAAAAGGATTTATACGATTATCAGAAAAAGATTGGTGAACAGTCCGAAAAGATTGCTTCTCTACAGAAACAGTTATCTTCTCTGCAAGGTGATAATTCCGAGGAAGCCAAAGCAAAACTTCAAAAACTCAAAGAGGATTTAAAGTCTGCACAGGATGACTTGGAAGAAAGCCAGTATGACAAATACATTTCTGACCAAGAGAAACTTATTGATGATTTTAGAGATTCAATGAAGAAAGCTCTCGATGACAGAATGGATAATGTTGATGCTTTACTTTCTGATGCTATCGCAAGTATCAATAGTAATTCATCTAATATTTCTCAGACATTACAGACAGAATCTAAGAATGTTGGATATACATTATCTGGTGAGATGCAGACCATCTGGACAAGTCAGAGTGGTATTATCTCTCAGTACGGTGATGACTTCTCTAGTAAATTAACAGGTGTTAATTCTGCTATTGAAAATGTCTATAATCGACAGAAAGATATGATTGATGCTATCAATGCTATGGCTGAAAAATGGATTGCTAAAGCAGATCAGATGTTGCAACAGCCTACTAAAACAGAAGGAGTTCTTGAAGAAGTAGAACAAAAGCCAGATAAAGATAACGTTGCAGAAGGAAATCCAACACCAGATCCACCAAAAGTTAGTGATGATGAATCTATTAGAGATGCGGTGTTGGTTGATCCTGATGAACCAAAGAAAAAGCCAAATAAAGACAAGACAGGCAACAATAAAGCCGAAGTAGGCGATAAAGTTACTTTCTCTTCTGGTAGATATTATGGTGATTCTGATGGTGGTCATGGTAGCGGTAATTATTATCTTGGCAAAAAAGTTAAGATTACACGAATCAATAAAGGTTCTAAATATCCATATGCTATTGATGCTATGGATGGTACTGAACTTGGTTGGGTAAAACTCAATCAGTTGAAAGGCTATGCTTCTGGTATCATGAGAGTTCCGAATGACCAGTTAGCTTGGACACAAGAACAAGGTGAAGAAGCTATTGTCAGAAATGATGGTAGTATTCTGACTCCATTAAGTAGAGATGTGTCTGTACTGAACGCAGATATGACTAAGAACTTATGGGACTTCATGGGTAATCCTGGTTCATTCTTGAGTGATTATAGTGATGGCGAAAAGTTTGGTGTGAAGAATGTTGATAATTCTAGTAGTGTAGATGTTGGTGGTGTTACAATTCAGTGTACACTTCCAAATGTGATTGATTCTAAAGCATTCGTTAGGGAACTTGTCAACAATAAAGATGCTGAAAGAGCCATTAAAGCAATGACTATTGATAGAATCAGGGGTGGAAGCTCTTTGGCTAAATATAAGTATAGAAATTAATTTTAGGGGACTACTCTTTCATCGGAGTAGTTCTCATTTAAAACTTTGGAAGGTTATGGCTAAATAAATTAAATATTCAACGCATTAACGATCGCTATCTGAGCTATGGCGGTCGTTTTTTGCATTTCTTATTAAGAATACAAACTATGTAAGTATCAAGAATACTACTAACAGTTCCGTAAACTATAGTAAAAATAACAAAAGATACTGTAAAATGAATATATTTGTGTCAATTGTAATTCGACAAATTTTACACTTAAGAGACTATCTATGATTGGTAGTCTCTTTTTATATAGAAAGAGGTAATTAAATGTCAGATAAAACTGTACGAGATTTACTTGATAAAAGTATAAAACAAAATGTTGCAAAACAACAACAAAATAAGATTCATGAATTGCAAGAGAAGGTAAAAGATATAGAACAGAATGAATCTGCTCAAATATCTGATATGGATAAAAAATATCTCAAAGATCTCAAACATCAGTGGAATGAACTTTTTATTGAAACTGTAAAAGTTAAAACACAGTATGAACTACTTATTCAAGATGTAAAACTGATGAAAGAAATTACACTTGCAATTAATAAAGGTGACACATGGAAATATAAACTTGCCAGATGGCTTGTAAGATAAATAGAAAATAAATGGTAAAGGTGGTGAAGTATGAAAGCATTAGATTTTGAATATGATGGAACTTTAGCTTCAAGCAAAGGAATTGTAGTTTGTTCATTTGATTCAAGTGATGATGAAACAGTGGATTATGGTTCTAAGATAAATTTTGACGTAACATCTATGAGAAATGGAAAAGAATTTGTCTTGGTTAATTCTGGATATGATGAAGCAGGTGAATTTACTTTTCAAATTTGTAAAGATCCTTATATGCAATTAAATCGGGGAAACAAATATTTCACCACTGATGAACAACGTTTTGTGTATAGATGGCTTAATAGAAACGATGGGTTTCACATTTTAAAAATAATCACATCTGAAAATCAAACTATGCTATTTAAAGGAAGTTTTAATATTGAAACAATTGAATTTTGTGGACAAGTAATTGGCTTTGAATTGACATTTACAATGGGTAAACCATTTGCGACACAGGATTGTAAAACAATCACACATACATTTAAGGCTAATGAACAATTTACTATCATAGATGAGTCAGATGATATAGGGTATATTTATCCGTATATACAGATTAAATGTCTTTCAAGTGGTGACTTAAAAATTATTAATTCTGTCGAAAATCGCACAACTGTAATTAAGAATTGTTCTATAAATGAAGTTATTTCTGCTGATGAGAATTTAAACATATCTACTTCTCTCTCATCTCATAAATTATATAATGATTTTAATTTTGTATTCTTTAGAATTGCAAACTCTTATGAGAATAATCAAAATATCATTTCTGTAAATATCCCATGTGAAATTACAATTAAATACTATCCTGTTGCGAAAGGAGTTGGACTTTAAAAATGAATGTACATAAATTAAGAATGGACACCTCTGGCAACGTAGAGGATATTAGTTTTGTTCTTGCTAAGAAAAATGGTGAAAAACTTGGCAATATTACAAATATTATAGATATTACTGCAAAGCATTCCATGAAAGAAGCATCTGAATTTACATTTACTGCATATAAGCAAATGGATGACAATATTATAAAATTTTGGAATGATATCAAAGATTTTAAATTAGTTTGGATTCCTGAGTGGGATATGTGGTATGAAATTACCGTAGAAGTAAATGAGGAAGACGAAAACATTAAGAATGTTTCTGGAACATCTCTTGGTGAAGCCGAATTATCTCAAATTATGTTATATGGAATTGAAATTAATACTGAAACAGATATTGCCAGAGAAGAATATAAAATGCCTACAACATTTTATAATCCAGATCATCCAGAAGCTTCATTAATGGATAGATTGCTTACCGATAAAGCACCACATTATAAAGTCAAGCATATTGATAAAAGTTTAATGAACTTACAGAGAACTTTTACTTTTGATGATACATCAATTTATGATGCGTTGCAAGAAATAGCAGAAGAACTTGATTGTTTATTTATATTTGGATGTGGTTCTGATGAAAATGGAAAACCAGAAAGAACAATTTCTGTATATGATTTGGAAGCAAATTGTGTAGATTGTGGGAATAGAGATACATTTGTTCATAAATGTCCTAAATGTGGAAGCACAAATATCATATTAGGATATGGAGAATATACAAATGTATTTATTTCAAGAGATAATCTTGCTGATGAGATTACATATTCTGTTGATACTGATTCTGTAAAGAACTGCATGAAACTTGAAGCAGGTGATGATTTAATGACCGCTGCTATTCGATCGTGTAATCCCAATGGAACAGATTATATCTACTACTTTCCAGATGAAACAAGACAAGAAATGTCACCAGAATTGCAAGAAAAATTAAAATCTTATGATGCCTTATATGAAAAGTATCAATCTGATTATAATTTTATTATAAATGATTCTTTCGTGACAAATTATAATGCACTTGTAAATAAATATAAAACTTATGAAGAAAGCTTAAAAGATACAGAGATTAAGAATCCTATTGTTGGATATCCAAAGTTAATGCGTATTTATTTTGATACGATTGATATGGTGCAACTTTTAAGAAATAAGTTAATGCCACCAGTTGATAAGCCAGATAATAATGCAAAATCACAGGGCGAATATTTGATGGCTAATCTCCCATCATCCGCTTCTACTACTTCTCTTAAAAATCTATCTGTGTCTACTGCTGATAATATTATGGTTATGTTGGCACAATCTATCGTCAAAGGTGTTTTCAAAGTTACAGTTATAAATACCACATTATCTAATAATGTATGGAAGGGTAAGTTTAACTTAGAGAATTATTCTGATAAAGATGATACGTTCACTTCTCAATTTGTATCAATCAGCATTAATGAAAATTATGAGTCTTATGTAAAACAACGTATAGATTCTATTCTTGCTCGTGCAGATGAAAATTACTATGACATCGTAGGATTATTCAAACAAGATATGACTGTGTTTAAATCACAGTTGAAAAAGTATTGTTTAAATACATTACAAATATTCCAAAAATGCTGTCAATCTTGTATTGATATGATGGTACAACAAGGAGTTTCTTCAAACAGTACATCAAGTATATATGGAATAAATACAAAAGTCCTGTATGAGAATGTATATGTTCCTTATTACAATAAGATGAACGCAATTCAAGATGAGATTAAAGTACGTGAAGATGAATTGTATACTATTGAAGGAAAGTACAATAATCAGAATCAGCTTGTGCAAGATGGTATTCAGATTGAGATTGAAAGAATTATTACAGAAGTACAAGATGCACTGAATTTTAAAAATTACATTGGAATTGATTTATACAAAGAATTTAGTTCCTTTATCCGTATGGACAAATATTCTAATGATAATTATATTTCTGATGGACTCAACAATACAGACTTAATGAAGAATGCAATTGAGTTTATTACAGTTGCTACGAAAGAATTGTTTAAATCTGCTACTCTCCAACACTCTATTACAGGAACGATTAAAAACTTCTTACGTATGAAAGAGTTTGAACCTGTGACAAATAACTTTAAAAATGGTAACTGGATTTGTGTTGGAATTGACGATAAAGTATATCAATTAAGAATTATTGAATATGAAATCGACTTCTCTGACACTCAAAATATTAGTGTTACATTTTCTGATATCATAAAACTTCCAGATGGAATGTCATATTATGAACGATTGGAAGAAGCTGCTGAAAAGATGGCTACATCTTATAATGGTGTAGTTAGGCAGTCTACTATCAACACTAATTTTAAGAACAAAATGAACGAAATGATTGCTAAAGGTTTGAGTATGACAAATACAAAGATCGTTAGCAATGCAGATAACCAGGATATCACATGGGATGAGCATGGATTGTTATGCCGTGAGTATGATGATATTATTTCTGATTATACGGATTCACAGTTAAAAATTATCAATCATGGAATTTATATCACTGATGATAATTGGAAAAATGCAAGAGCTGGCATAGGTAACTTCATTTATTATGATCCAAAAAATAAAACTTATAAGGAATCTTATGGTGTTATCGCTGATACTCTTGTGAGCAATTTAATTCTTACAAGTGAAGTAGGCATTTACAATGAAGAAAAGTCTATTGAGATGGCTAAAGATGGAATCATTGTAACTACTAATACTATGAACAAAAATGTATTTACTATTCGTAAGGAAATTACAGATGATGAAGGTAATATAACTTATGAAAGACAGTTATACATTGATGACAATGGAAATATCAGATTGGGTAATGGTGCTACTATCTCATGGGAAAGTATTACAGGAACAGAGAATGTTGTTGTGAAAGATACTCTAAATGAGTTTATGACTACTGTCAAGGAACAGATTGATGGCAAGATTGATACATTCAGACAGAGTGATGATCCATCTGTAAATTGGACTGACGAAGAAAAGAAAGCGCATGAAAATGATTTGTGGTATGATACTACAAATAATGTCGTAAAAATGTGGAATGGCTCTTCATGGGATGATTTCACAGGTGATGTTCCAGAATCAGTTTGGAATGAAATCAATGGTAAAGCACAGATATTTACTGATAAGCCAAAAACACCTTATAACAAAGGGGATTTATGGTTTGTTGGCGAAAATGGTATATATATTGATGCAGAACATCCAAATGAATATAGGAATGAAATTCTTACTTGTATAAATCCTAAAGCCGATGGAACTTTATTTAGCATTAATGATTGGCAAAAGAAAAACAGCTATACAGATAATTCAGCGTTAAATGAGTTCAAGAATAATGTAGGTTATACTCAGATTAACAGTGAATGGGTAATTTCACCAAATATCAAAGGTGGACATTTGATGATTACTCAAGATGGAAGTCAATATTCTGCTGAGATTACACCAGATGGAAAGTTAAAAGCTACAGGTGCAGAAATCACAGGTGCTATTATTGCTACTTCTGGATCATTTACAGGAACAGTCAATGCTAATTCTGGTACTTTTACTAATGTAGATATTCAGAGTGGTAAAATTGGTGGATTAACATTAGCATCTAATTCTATTAAAAGTTCAAATGGAAATTTTTCTGTTACTTCTGGTGGTAAATTAACTGCAAATGACGCAACTATTACTGGTAATATTACGGCTACTTCTGGTTCATTTACGGGTGCGATTACTGCTACTTCTCTTACTTTAAGTGGTTGTAAAATTGATTATAATACAGATATTGAGAATAAGCCTGATATTCCTAATGCAACTTATTATATTAAAAAAGATGGTACTGTTGGCTTCGAGCCAAGTGAAGGTGCAACTGGATTTAAAGTTTCATCAAATGGTTTACTCCAAGCAAGTAATGCTATTATTTATGGTAAAATTGTAGCATCATCTGGTAAGATTGGTGGATTTGAAATTTCAACACACCTAGATAATAGTGACCATGCTTATGAAAATACATTATATGTGCAAACTACAGATGGAAGTGGTAATACATATCAATCTGGAATCAGAGGAAATACATCTAATAACGATCCGTCTGGTGCTGCATTCTATGTTAGGAAGAAAACAAACAGTATGACTTCTTGGGCTGATGCAGAATACCCATTTGTTGTTAGAAAAAATGGTAGAATGCTTTGTACTGACATTACTATTGGTGATTCTCTAAATATGTTAATACAAGATGATTATAATGATGAATCAAAAAAAGTAAAAGCGATTTCAACAGATTCAATAAGTACAAAGTTTGGTTATATATCCGGTAACTCCGCTGCGTACATGGCAGCATGGAAATCAGGATCTAGTAGCCCAGGAATATTATCATTTTTTGTTGGTGGTGGACAAGCATTAAATATGGAAAGACAAGGCTCTGGATTGAATAGATACTACACTTTTTATCCATGTAATGTATCTGTTGATTTAGGACTTTCAACTGATAATTTTAGAAATCTATATATAGAAAAAATTATTTTTCCTGATAAGTCATCTATGACAACAGCAAAAACAAGTGGTGATGCGTCTAGTTATGGTTCTCTTACTAATAAGCCAGGTATTAACGGACATACGTTGGCAAGCGGAAATAATACATTATCTGATTTAGGGATTGCTGCACGATCACATTCCCATTCTAAGTTAAATAACAGTTCTCCTGTAGATTATAAAGGATTTGGTCATTGTCATACTGTAATTATGAATAGTAATCATAATATGTGGATTGCAATTAATAACGATGGTACACCCGCATTGACTCCATATAAATTAAAAACATCAACTAATTATACAGATGTTGATACATATTCATTGGAAAAAGGTGGCACTTGTAACCTCGGAAGCACAGATGCGCCTTGGAATGCTGTATATGCTAAGAATTACTATGATGAATATGGAAATAAGATTTCTACAGGTGGAGGTTCAATTAGTCTTAAAATTGATGGAGTTACACGTAGTTCTGGATTTACAAATTATAACCTTGCAACACAAGATTGGGTAACTGGAAAAGGATATTTAACTCAGCATCAATCTCTTTCTGGATATGCTACTACAAGTTGGGTTAAAGGTGCATTTGGTGATACATTAAGTATTTCAGGAAGTACATTATATTTAAAAAATTATAACGGTTCTCAATTAAGCTCAGTTACTTTACCAACAAGTTCTGGTGGTGGGAATTATGCCCCCTTAAATCATACACATGATCATTTAACAGGATCATTTGATGTTACAGTTGGTTCATCAACAATGTATCCAGATGGTGATGGTTCATATTCATGCGGTAGTAGTGGACATAGATGGAAATATGTTTATGCGTCTAATGGTATAAATACTGGTTCTGATGAGTATATAAAAGAAAATATCAAAAGCATTACTAATTTCCTATCTATTGATAAATTTTATATGTCTTTAAATCCAATTCGATATAAATTCAAACAACGTCCAGGTGATAAAGAAGCCTCTAAAATACATTTTGGATTTGGTGCAAGAGAAACAGAAAGACATTTAAATGAAAATAACTTTAATTCAGAAGAATATAGTTTGGTTACAAAATCTATTTTAGATAAGCCTAATTTTGTTGGACGTACTGATGAATATTCAATGAATTATCTTGAGTTTATCTCTCTCAATACTCATATGACTCAAAAAGCCCACCATCGTATTGACTCTCTCACACAAGAAAACCAAAAACTTAAAAACACTATTCTCTCATTACAAGGAGAAATTGCAATTATAAAACAAAAATTGGAGGAATTAGCATGATTAAAATTAATACAACAACTAATGTAAGTGCAAATATTTATGTTGGTGAAGCAGAAAATCAAAAGAATGTAGCTTATGCAAATGCATCTGTAAGTAAAAATGGTGACGTTTCTATTAACAAATCTATTCAAGATGGCGAAGCATTCAAAGCAAATAAAGAATCAGTTCTGAAAGATTTCACAGAGTTTGAAACCTATGTATACAGCTTAGTAGATACTGCTAAATAGAATATAATCACATAAATTATCATGACAGACTATGGATTAATTTCTGTAGTCTGTTTTATTATGCACAAAATCAAGGAGAAGAAAATATGAAATATAGAAATATTGAAATCATTAATGTAATTAACTTTCTAAATAAATTTGGAGATATGAAGTTACCTGCAAAAATTAGCTTCGCTATCATTAAGAATCAGAACTATTTCAATAAAGAATATAAAGATTATACTGATGTTCTGCAAAAGATGTATGAATCTTATTCAGACCACTTTAAGAAAGATAAAGAGGGGCAAGTTGTTGTAAATAAATCTGGCATTCCAGAACTTGATGATAAAGATGTTGCCAATAAGATGTATGAGGAAATCAATGACTTACTCTCTCTTGAGGTTGAAGTAGGAAGATTTTACATTGATGAGTCTACATTTGACTATGATGATTCAAAATATGATGTATTAACTCCAAAGGATATGTTTGCCTTAATGGACTTCTTATGTCGTAAAGATGAGGATAAAGCAGAATGACAGAACAAGAATATAAACAGAAAGAAGCAAAAATAAAAGAACGTAATAAAAATATTACGATGAAACGGAAACTTCATCGGATGAAAAAGAGTAGATTCAAATTCAAAAAAATACGGACGAGTAAAAAAGTTCTCTGGACAATCATTGTGATTTGTTTAGAGATTTTATTTTTCTCTGAATATATGGCATTAAAAACTGAGGACACAAGTTTTATGTATGCACTTATTGGAGTGGCTACTACTCTCATACCTACTGCACTAGGTTATTTCAAAATGAGTGATAATGAGCATAAACGTGGTCAATTTGAAATGCCATTAAATGAAGACTACTCTTCCACCGTTGATGAGCAAACTGACAGCGATGGTGCTGTTGGATAATAAATAACACAAGGGCTAACCATTAAGTAATCAAAAGTATAGAGATATATACTTAAACATAGATAAAAGTGGACGCATTATGTCTTTTATTTATGGCTTAATGATAGGTCTCAAGCCTGAGTGACTGCTACTATCGAAAGGTATGTTGCAGATATGAACTATGTTAGGTAGTAAGGTCAAGATACACCTTTAGATGTAATCTTCAGTCTGAAGCTCTGTAAGTGCAAACTAAGAAACAATGCTAATGTCCTGCATTGATAACACGGAAACACATGTCCTCTACTTGACCTTGGCAAGAAGAAAAATTCTCCGAAAGGAAGGTGTCAGAAATGACAAATTATGCTTTTGTGTTAGATGCTAATGGAAAGCAATTAGCACCAACAAAAGAACAGAAAGCTTGGTTCCTTATCCGTAAGAAGCGAGCGACATTGGTAAGTAAATATCCAATGGTAATCCAGTTAAAAAAGGAAATTTCAGATGAACAAATTTGCAAAGATGAAATCTGTTGTGGAATTGATGATGGTGGGATTCATGTAGGTTTAGCTTTAGTTCAGAAATGCAAAACAAAAAATAAGGTTGTTTTTAAAGGAACCATTGAGCAGCGTAATGATGTAAAGCATCTTATTGAAGTAAGAAAAGGTTATAGGAATTATCATCGCTTCCATAAAAGATATAGACAAGCAAGATTTAATAATCGAAAATCTTCTAAACGAAAAGGTCGAATAGCACCAAGTATTTTCCAAAAACGTCAAGCTACTATAAGAGTTATAAAGCAACTTAACAAATGGATTAATATAGCAAATTATTCATTGGAAGATGTAACTATTGATATAAGAGCATTAACTGATGGCTATAAATCATATCGGTGGCAATATCAGCAATCAAATCGATTAGACGAAAATATCCGCAAAGCGGTTATTTTAAGAGATGGTTGTAAATGCATGGAATGTGGAAAGTCTAATTGCAGGTTAGAAGTTCATCATATCAAGCCCAGAAGATTAAATGGCTCAAATACTTTAGACAATTTAATTTCATTATGTGAAAAATGTCATCAAAGAACAGAAGGACAAGAAGAATTATATATGGATAGATATTTTTCTATATTAAGCTCTACAGATAATAAGAATCTTGATTATGCACAGCATGTAATGATTGGCAAAAAATGGTTAAGAGAACAGTTATCTGAATTAGGGACATTAATATTAACTACTGGGGGAGACACAGCTAATAAACGTATTGATTGGAATATTGAGAAATCACATGCTAATGATGCTATTTGTATAACTGGTTTGCAACCAGATGCCTGTAATGTGAAAGAATGGACTATTAAACCTATGCGTAGACAAAGCAAAGCAAAAACAGATAATGTTTTAGGGATTAAGCATAGAGATTTAGTGGAGTATACATTTAAAAATGGAGAAACACATAGAGGATATGTAACTGCGTTATATCCAAAACAAAATGCAATAAATTTTCAAAGTCCTACAAAACATTGTAAGAAAGTTAATGCAAAGAAGTGTAAATTAATCTGGAAATATTCCAAAATATACTGGTTAGACAATGTGTTGTAAACACTCTTGTCTATGCTTATACACAATTAATTATATATTTTAAAGGAGGATGCATATGGATATTTTAAATGGTATCAAAAACTTCTTATCTTTAATCAATGATAATTGGACTACTATCTTAGTTATCGTTGGTTTGGCTTTAGCTTTATGGAAGAAAATTGAATCATATTCAAAACTCTCCACAAACAAGAAAATTGAAATTGCTAAGAAACAGATTTCCGAAAATATCTTAAAACTGATTACTCAAGCAGAGAAAGATTATGCTGAATGGGAAAAGGCAGGAAGTATCAAGCGTAGTGAAGTAATCAGTGAGATTTATAAGGAATATCCTATTCTTGCAAAAGTTGTAAATCAAGAGGAACTTGTTAAATGGATTGATGAACAGATTGATAACGCACTCCCAACATTGAGGGATATTATTAAACAAAATGAAAAAGATATATCAGATACAGGAAAGTAATGAGGTAAATAATCATGGACAAAAATATGGCAAATCGTATGTGTTGCGATTTAGACATCCGAGATTATTATACAAAAGCTCCTGTAATGCGTGTTGATTATTGTAATACAAATACATATGGATTTACTTCTGATTCAGTATGGGCAAAAAGAAATGGTGTAAAATATATAAGGTTTGATGCACCTCTTGAAGGTAATCTTGATATTACATTTCAAGTCCATCCATTTCAAGTATATTCTTTATTAAATGGTGGCAAAATTCTATCCGATGCAGTTATTTCAAGGCATGAAAATATTGTAGCTTCGCAAGATGGGAAAATTATATTAAAGCACTCTCCTATTATGGGGAGTGTTTTTGTGTATACAGATAATGATTTTACAGGACAAGAAGTTCAAGGCTCTGTGTCAGATGATGTCTTTACTGCTAATACTACTTCGGATATTAAAACAGGTAAAACCTATTATGTCGGATATCTTGAAAACAAAACAAACGGTGTAAAACGTATAGCATTTAATAATCGTAATTACTCTTCTGCTTATTTTATTCAAATGATAACCACTAATAAAAACGAAGATGGTGATGATGTTGGTATGCGATTAACTGTATACAAATGTTATCCAAAACGTGAATTAGAATTGAATTTTTCGTCAGAGGATTCTCCTGTGGAAATCACAATGTCTTTTGAATGTATTCAAGATGAAGATGGAAATGTTATGGATATCATTGAATTAGAGGAAGAAGAACTTCCAGATGTTGAAGATATTTGGATTAATTTCGCAACAGGCACATTGGAAACATATAGCCCATTGTATTACATACAAAACGGATATTTATTACAAAACGAAGTAAAGGAGGATGGATATTAATGGCTACAAAAAATCTCGGAAAAGTTTTTATGACTCCAAAAGGTCAATGGGATAAAACTTTGAGTTATACAAAATTAGATATTGTAACAAATAAAGTTGGGAAAATCAGTAGTGGATATATCGCTACTACTGATATTCCAAAAGGTACAGCAATCACCGATGCAAAGTGGTTAAACTTATTTGATCTTAACGATGGTGATGTTACAGACGAGTACAAAGCATTACAGAAAGATGTTGCTAGTAAGGCTACATCAGTTGATACAAACAAGAAAGCAATAGATATAATTTATACTGCTATGCAAAAATTGTACGATGTTGAGATTTCTACTACTACTCCAACAAACGAGCGTACAGGACTGTGGGTAAATCCTGATGATGAACAATCGGTAAATATTCCAGAGTTAAAGGATAATGTAGTAAACACTATTGATACATGGAGTTCCCAAAAGATCTATGACGAGTTACAAGCTATTTCAAAATATATTCCAACAGAGGATGAAGAAAAAGCATATGTATTTGGAGGTGATAAATAATGGCAGATGTTAAAACTGAAAAGAAATTTGCGAGTCTTGAGACTGCAAAGAAAATTAATGATGATGTTGCTTCACTAAAGGAAGAGAGTGTAAATACATTTTCTATGGTTTCAGACGTTACAATTGGAAAAGCGTTGACTTCTACAGATTCCAATGTCGGAACATTAAAAGATGGCTATTATGTTACACCTTACATTCCGTTTGGAGGCGGGTTTTATGAATGGAATGTTAGTGAAGTTGATGCATCTGTTTATATGGCCGCTTACGATTCTACATTCAAAAGAATTAACAAATGGACAGCAAATAAAGAAAAAGTGATAAATCCATCTGCTTTTGGTACAGAGTATACATATATCAAGGCATCTTTCAAGTTTAATAGTGGTGGTAGTCTTTCTTTTAATGGTAAAAAAGTATGGGAAAATTTCAACGGATTAGAAAATGAATTGGTTGCAAAACTCCATTATGTGAATGAAGAATTTGATACTGTAAAATCAGCTCTGCATCGTACAGATATTGAAACAATAAATCTGTTAGAGGGGAAAAATGTAAAAAAAGGCTATTATACACAAGGGAGAGAAAATAAAAATGATACGTATTGTTTCTTTGAAAAAATTCGTATAAAAAGTGGAAATACCTATACGGTATATCCAAGGGTTAGATATGTTAGTATTCTTGATGATGCAGGCTATAAGTACGATGAATCAATAAATGGGAGCGGTAGTGTTGGTGAGCAATCATTTACACCTACAATAGACGGTTATGCAATCATCACTGTATATGCAAGTGACTATTTAGCAGAAGATGTTGGCTGTAAAAATACATCTTATCTTTATGAAACAGATGAATATCCGAGTAATTCAGCATATTTTAAGAATTTTAATATTATTCCGTCAAAAAATGCTATGGAGTGGATATTAAAACAGATTAATATTTCAGAAAATGAATTAAAAGGGAAAAAGTGGATTCCTTTTGGTGACAGTTTTACAAGATATACAAACAAAACATTTTCAGATGGCAAGTATAAAGGGAAGTATGCAAGTTACCCATACCTTATTTCACTTAAAACGGGAATTGAAATTGATGATACTTTCTTTTTGAACGGAAGAACAATGGCATATCCTGCTGATGGAACTTTTTCAAATTCAATAACATGCCCTGCTGCTGATTGCTATTATCAGAAAATACCAGAAGACGTTGATTATGTTACAATCATGTTAGGAATCAACGACGTTAATCATTCCGTAGGTCATGGAACGACACCGGATGGAGAAGATGTAACAGGCATGATTACACTAGGCACTATTGATGATACGGACGTATCAACATATTTTGGAGCATATAACGAAGTGCTTTCGTGGTTAAGAACCAATAGACCTTATGCTCATGTTGGTATTATTGTTACTAATGGAACAGAAAGAGAAGCATGGACAGATGCACAAATTGCCCTTGCCAAAAAGTATGGATACCCCTATCTGAATTTGAATGGTGATGAAAGAACCCCATCTATGATTAGATGTTGGAATCCTAATATGAGTGATTCGATGAAAACAAGCATAAAGCAAATACAAGGCGTGGACTATCCAACTAATACACATCCAAATTGGCAGACTCACGAATTAGAAAGTACAATTATTGAGAATTTCCTACGAAGTTTATAATGTTAATTAACTAAAGAGAGCTTTAGTTAATTAGTCAATGTAAAATAAAAACACCGACCTGTTTAGAGATTTCACAAATAAGTGAAGTAAAGAATGATTTTGGGTATTACTTATTCATGTATGTAGCGATATCTATTAACAAAGATAAAACACTAACAATTAAAGTTATATACTCCATGTTCATTCCTCCCTTAATTATCATATTAAATCTCATAAGGTCGGTGCATTTACATATTAGCACATATTAAGACAAATGTCTACAGTAAATACTATTCTCTTACTTACCCAAGTCTAACAACCTATGTAAATATGAGTCTGTTTGCAACGCATCAGGACTCTCACTGTCGTTGACAACTACAAGCTTATTTGTTTCATTTTCAATGATTTGCCTGATGTAATCAAACATATGCAACGTATGTATGAAACTTTGCATTTGTTCATATGTAATCATGTGGGCTTCATCTGTCATCTCGAATATAAGAATCTTTAGACCTTTTCGATGTTTATATGTGTTAATGAACTCATTAATCTTTTGTTCATCAGATGTATTTAACTCGTCTACCACATAGCTTTCAATGTGATCAATTCTTATACAGAGCAACTTGATGTAATTTTTAATTTCATATAATGCCATATTTACCACCTCCTTTCTGGATAGGAAAATTATACCTGATTGAAAGGCACATTTCATTGTAAAAAATTTGGTAAATATGGAAATATTTGGATGCTATTTTGGCATCTATTTTTAATTTTTATAACTAAATATTGAAAAATTTTAACCACCACAACTTAGGAGGCATTTATAAATGATAAAAATGAATTTAGGATCAGCTAAAATTCGTGATCCAAAAACAAAACAATTTAATCCAATTGCAGGATTAATTGGAGAATCCGCTTATCAGACTGCCGTTAGATTAGGAACTTTTAGCGGTACTGAAAAAGAATGGAATGATTATATCAAAACAGAGCGTGAAAAAGCTCTTGAAGATATTCGTAAAGCAGGTGAGGATTTATCCACTTATATCTCTGTGCAAACTTTTGTTGATGTTAAGCAGAAAACACCACATATTGATACAGTAAAAAATTACTATAATTTACAGCGTACAGGTAAAGTTTACCAAACAAAAATTTGGAAATTCGCTACTAATCCTACTTCTACAGGTGAAAAACTGTTAGACAATGCAGGACTTGAATTTGTTCCGTCTACAGACACTACAGAAGGAAAAGATGACTATCTCAATGGTAATCATCCTATGTTTGAGTGGGTGCATTGTAATTACAAGCGTAACGATGACGGTACTGCTTATCCTGTCGCTACAGAATATGATAACAACTATGCTACTACAGGCGCAGTTGATGTAGGTGCTATGCAGATGTCATTCTATTGGAACTGGGACGCTTCTAATGCAGAATATGATCTTGTTACTATTTCTGATATGCCAAATGAGAAGTATGGATTAAAACCTTGGACAGAATGTAAACGTGCTAATGGCACAGTTCTTCCATATTGTATCGGTTCTGCTTATGTATCAGGTGTTGCGAGTGATGGACTACTGAGAAGTCAGCCTGGATTAAAACCTGAAAGAAATCAGAGTCATAACAATATGATTACTAATTATCAGAAAAAAGGTAAAGGATATTGGGGAGCTGGTGCAGAAAGAAATATATTCCAGATTCTTTTTAACATTATCAAAGGTGCTACAAAGAATAGTCAGAGTTTATTCCAGGGATGTACATCATACAATTTCCAATACTCTGCCTCTATTCAGTCTGCTGATGCACATACATATTTCCCTGTTACAAACGATCAGGCAAAAAACATTCTCGTTGGTTCTTATGTGTCAGTCGGATATGGAGAATTAAAAACTGATACAAATACAGTAAATAATGATCGTGGAGTTGGAACAATACATAAATATGCAGATGACGTAAAAGTATTACGCATAGAAACACTTGATGAGAATAATAAAGCTGTATATCTTGATATTAAAACAGGATTTAATACCACTCCTATTAAATTATCTGATACCGTGAATGCCCCTATTACAATCAGTTCTATGCATTGGTGGTCAGGAACTACTGATACTGTTATTGGTCGTCATGATGGTTCTCCTGTGTCTAATACTGATGGAAAACATGCATATAGAGTACAAGGACGTGAGTATGCTGTAGGCTCTTATATAGTTGCATCTGACACAGTTATGGACTTCCAGAGCGATTATAGCAAGAAAGTATATATTGCTCCAAAAGGTCTTGCTCATAGTTCTTCTGATGCAACAATTAGAAGTAAATATACATGTATTGGTACAATTCCTGCTAATCCAGATGGAAAAGGATCTGATTATTGGATTGGTGACATTTCAGTTGATGTTAATACTGGTGGATGGTTCCCATCCGCAAAAGGTTCTTCAAATTCTCAAGGTTGGGCTGATATGCTGTACGCAGGTGGTACAAATACTTCTGGCACAAGAGAATACCTGATGGGCGGTGCTCTCTGGGGTTCTTCTTCTGCTGGGGTCTGTTTTCTGGATGCCTGGAGCGGTCTTGGGTCTGCCAGGTGGTTTTTCGTCGGCTGCGATTAAATATAGGTTGTCCAAGGGGTGAATTTTTGAACGAACTTGCGAAGCAAGTGAAGAGAAAAAAGAGGGGACTTCTCCCCTCTTAGTAAAAGAGAAAGAAGGTAACTACTTATCAAAGAAATATGGTCACAAGAACGAGTAAATATATTTAACGATTCTGTAGATAAAATGATTAATAGTTTGAATCCATATCAAGCAATCGCATTTACGGATGGAGCATATTCACAGAGCAAAAATAAAGGTGGATATGGTGTTGTTTTATTTACTCAAGGTAGTAAAGAAACTTACGACAAAGTGTTTCGTTGGAAAACACAATCTCATCAACAAATCATAAAGTTTCATAATGTTGGTGCTGAATGTGAAGCTGTAAAATTTATTGTTAAAAAGGCTATCGAAAAGAATCTTCAAAAAATCACTATATTTTATGATTACGAAGGAATACTAAAATGGCTCACAAGGGAATGGAATGCAAATAACGAATATACTAAAGATTATGTAAATACTATGTTGATATATTCAAAACAAATTCAAATAGGTTTCATAAAAGTAAAATCTCATTGTGGGATAACATATAACGAATTAGCAGATGAGATTGCAACAAACGCATTATTAAAACCTTAAATAGAGAATTAATCAAGAGTGTGAAAGCACTCTTATTTTATTGCAAAAAACTAGGAGGGAACCATTTGGAAGAACATAATGAAGTAAAATATATCGTTTATTGTCATACTAACAAAATCAATAATAAAAAATATATTGGTCAAACTTACCGTAGTTTAGAAACACGAAGTGGTTCAAATGGATGTGGATATAAAGAATGTCCGTATTTCTATCGTGCCATACAAAAACATGGATGGGATAATTTTGAACATGAAGTTCTATTTGAAAATCTTTCGAAGAAGTCAGCCGATAGAATTGAAAAGATTTTAATTCAGACATTTAAAACTCAAGACACTGACTATGGATATAATATTCAGAATGGTGGTACATTTGGTAATGTTGCTCCTACAAATGATTTAACTGGTAAACAATTTGGTAGACTAACTGTTATTGGTAGGGATTTCTCAACCAATAAAGAGGTTAGATGGTTATGTCAATGCGGCTGTGGTAATCCAGAATTGATTAGTGTAAACACTCATAGTCTTAATAAAGGATATACAAAATCTTGTGGTTGCTATAGAAAAGAAAAAGCAAAACAAGATAGCACTATTCATGGAATGACTGGAACAAAAATCCATAATAAATGGTTGTCTCTTATTGCCAGAGAAAATGTTTGTGATGAATGGAAATATAACTTTATGAATTTCTATGATTGGTCTATGTCTCATGGATATAAAAATGATCTATTCTTATGCCGTGTAGATTTAGATAAAGGTTTCAACCCAGACAATTGCAAATGGATGACAAAGAAAGAATATATAAGAAAAAATCAATCAAAATCATATACATATGATGGTAAGACTATGACTCTTCCAGAATGGTCTGAACTATACAATATTAATTTAGGAACATTAAGACATAGAATTAATACATATGGAATGTCAATTGAAGAAGCTTTGACAAAGCCAATAAAGAAAAAACATTATTATACATATAACAATGAAACCCATTCTATTTCAGAATGGGCTAAATTATACAACTTGAAAACAAAAACTTTAGAATGCAAATTGAATAGAGGTAAATCTATTGAAGAAGCTTTAAACATGTAAAATAAATATTAAAACGGTCTTACACTACGGGCGGTAATCTCAGGAATTCTTCTAATGCAGGAGTCTGTAATCTGAATGCATGGAACGATCTTGGGAATGCCAGGTGGAATTACGTCGGCTGATATTATATTTAGTAATATATTTCTTTAGTAGTGTATTTCGTACTTGTAAAAAGTATTTAATCGAAAGATCAACGTAACCTGATGGTTAAAATTATTTTCATAAACCAACCTCGCTAACATAAGAGGAACTATATTCTAATATAGTTGGGCTTAGTATCTATTGAGAAAAGCCTTTTAAATATAATCGTGTATACGATATATGAATTAATAGAGTGGAAATCATTTCAACTATTTTACTAATGATAAATCCTAACAAAGAAGGTGAAAAATTAAAGGATACTGCAAAAATATCGACATTACAAACCGTAACTTAATTTCAAATGCAACATATAATTGTCTAGCAGATAAATATACACGTAACGATACGCTAGAATTATTATCTAATATCTCTGGATTAAGAAAATGTCAAATATACAACATCTATTATCGTTACGGTAGAAAAGTAATAAGACCATTTGTTGAAATTCTAATAACTGTAATTCGTTCAGAACTTATCAGCAAATCTATATCATTTCCACCAATCTGGTACAAAGAAAAGATTGATCCTTCTTCTCATAAAATCCGTAATATAGGAATCCAACATGTAAAACAACAAATATATGATTATATTGCAATTGAAGGACTTAAACCATTATTATGTCGCATAGGCGTTCATCAGTATGCTTCTATCAAAGATAGAGGATGCTTAAAAGGCTCTCGTATAATACAAAGATGGATGCGTAATAAATCTCTTAAATATTTTTCTAAACTGGACATTCGTAAATGTTATCCATCCATTCCACAGGATAAGTTAATTCAATTCTTAGAAAAACATATTAAAAACGATATGTTAATGTGGCTCATCAAAGAACTTGTCAATAGCTTTGAACAAGGCTTATCTATCGGCTCTTTTCTTTCTCAATACCTCTGTAATCTGTATCTATCCCAAATATATCACTTTATAGGACATCTACACAAAGTAAGAAAGCACAAAGATGGAACTAAGTCTTCTATTCGTCTTGTATATCATAGATTGTTCTATATGGACGACATATTAATGATTGGAACATCAGCTAAAGACATGCATAAAGCAGTCAAGGAAGTTATTAAATATTGTAAATCTCTTGGTCTGAAAATAAAAGAATCATGGTTTGTGAAACAGATGCCTTTTGCCAATAAGAAATGCGACGGAGCATTTATAGATATGATGGGATTTAGAATCTATAGAACTCACATTACTGTCCGTAGGCGTGTATTCAAGAGGATTCGTAGAATAGCTATGCGATTATGGAAACGAATAAAAACACATCATAAGATTTTTGAATCACATGCAAGAAAAATAATCTCCTATTGGGGATTGTTAAAAAATAGTAACTCAACAAAAGTAATTCAAAAATATCACATTAAAGATATTATGAAAATTTGTAAAAAGGTGGTAAAAGAATATGACAAAATCTCGCTTTATGGAAAAGCAGCCTTCTGCTAAGGTTGTTGAAAAAGATAAGGTGTATGTGTACATCTGTCTAAATGAAAAGGAAGTTACAGAGGATCATATAAATAGTGAAGAATCTGCCGAACCTGTAACTATGTATGAATATGATTACAACGAAATCATTGAAGATATTGGAATTCTGGATATTGATGATGTAAAAGCCAATCCAGATAAATATCTCAATTATGAAAAAGCAGTTGTAAAGACTGATAAGGAACGCATTGCTGAACTTGAAGCAATGAATGCAGAGCTGTCTACTACTGTAGATAGTATCTTAACTGACGTATTGCCCACTCTTATGAGTGTGTAATTATATAACTCTATTAATAGAAAGGACATAGAAAGGAATGAAAGATATGACAACATTTATCGCACGTATGATTATGAAAGAAGCAGACAAAAGTATTGAAGCAGGTCAGAAGAAATACAGAGCATATTTCGTGAAAACTAAACTGTATAAGAACTGGAAGGAAGATGTCGATACTATTCTCATCACAGATAATTACGATGATGTTATTGTTGAGGCATGAATAAAAAGAATGTATAAGCTTTTGTCGAAGAGGTGAGATACCTCTTATTTTTATGTTCAAATTTAGAGGGAGTCTTGTGTTATAGCAAGGCTCTCTATTTTTATGAAAATGAGGTGATAATATGCCAGAAATTAAAGGAATTGATGTTTCCAGATGGAATGGAAGCATTGACTGGAAAACTGTTGCTAATTATGGAATGGGCTTTGCTATCTTAAGAATCACAGAAAAAGGAAATATTGTTGATAGTACATTTGAACCAAACTATAAAGGCTGCATTGAGAATAAGATTCCTGTTGGAGTCTATAAATACAGCTATGCTACTACTATTGCTCAGATTGAAAATGAAGCAAATGTAGTTATTAAAACATTGAATAAAAGAAAACTGGATTATCCAGTATTTCTTGATATAGAGGATAAATGTCAGGAGAATTTATCTGACAGTTTAATGATGAAAATGATCGAAGCGTTTAGAGCTATTATTGTCAAAGCTGGATATAAATTTGGTATTTATTGCGGTTATTCTTGGTATCAGAACCAGTTACCAGAGAGTGCTAAAATGTATGATTGTTGGGTCGCCCGATATCCTAATAATGATACCGGTGAATTACAGGAAAGATTAAGAGTTCCTGCTTCTACTGGTGTTATTGGATGGCAATACTCTAGTAAGGCAACCATTCCTGGAATTCCAACAAAAACTGATCGAAGTGTATTCTATAAAGACTATTCTAAATCTTCTACTACTTCTACAGACTCTCCCAAACCAACAACTACACAAGGAAGTGATACTATGAACAAAGAAAAAGCTATTGATGCTCTTATTGCTACTGCTCAAGCAGAAATTGGATATATGGAAAAGAAATCTAATGCACAACTTGATGATAAAAATACCAACGTTGGGGATGGTAACTATACAAAATATTGGAGAGATTTAAAACCAATCTATCAAGGACAACCGTGGTGTGCCGTATTTGTTTCATGGATTATGTATAAGACTTTTGGACTTGAAACGGCGAAAAAATTACTCAAACATGAGAATGATTTTCCATATGTTTATTGTCCTACTCTTGGCACAAGATTTACTAAATATGCAAACCCTCAACGTGGAGACATTGTGATTTTTTATCGTAACGGTACATTCACTCATACTGGTATTGTTACTAAAGTTGAGGGTGATAAGTTCTACACAATTGAAGGAAATACAAATAATGGAAGTACGATAATAGCCAATGGGGGATCGGTATGTTCTAAAAGTTATAATAATTCCAATCTTCCTGGAACAAAATTCTGTCGTCCAGATTATTCTATCGTCAAATCAATTATGAACTCATCTTCTACTTCAAAACCATCCCAAACAACCTACAACAAATGGGTAGGTGCAGCCACAAAAGATGGTACAGATGTATTTGCAAATCCTACAGGAACATCAAAATTATCTACATATCCAAAACTAAATAAAGGTAATTTAGTAGACGTAATTGGTGTATCTGGAACACGTTATCAAGTGAAAATTGCAGATAAATTTGTAGGTTATGTTGAGAAAACTAACATCAAAGATCCTAATGCAGTTGTTACAAAACCTAGTGCTTCTACAAGTAAAACTAAATATCCATTTGTCGGAGAAGTAACTGCATCTGAATTAAATGTGCGTACTGGTGCAGGAACAAATCATGGTAAATTATCATCCTATCCAATTCTTAAAAGAGGGAACTTAGTAGATGTGTTAAAAGAAAAAAAAGATACATCTGGAAATAAATGGTATCAAGTTAGAATTGCAAGTAAATATACAGGTTATGTATCTGCTCAGTACATTAAGAAGAAATAATTCTAGCTTTTTGAGGAAAGGATTGAGGGATATGAGATGATTAGTACATTAAATGAGATAAATTCACAAGGGATATTTACAATTATCCTCTGTGTAGTATTAGTGCTTCTATTGATCGTAGAAGGCACTAAATTGTGGAAAGGAACGCTCGAATCACTTGACTTGAAGTCTGGTAAGGAATTAAGAGAAAACGCCGTAAATGAACGACTAGACACATTAGAAAGTGAATTAAAAAAAGTCAAGACAACATTTCTGGATAATCAAGAAACATATCATGGACAGAGTATTGAAATTCGTAATAATTTGCAAGCGAATCAAGAGAGTTTGAGCAATCAAATGACAGAACTAAAACAGCTATTTATTAATAAAGAAATTGATGATATGCGTTGGGAAATGTTAGATTTTGCAAGTGCGATTATGAATCATCGTAGATGTAGTAAAGAACAATACGATCATGTTATTGATATTTACGAAAAATATGAAGAAATTCTTAGACAAAATAAAATGGAGAATGGTCGGGTAACATCTTCTATGGAATTTGTAAATGATAAATATAAAAAATTAATGAGTGTTGGGTTTGACCACGATAAATTAGAAGAATAAATAGTTATAGGGTAATCAGATTAATTTCTGGTTACCCTATTTTTTACGTTTACATACGAAATATTGGTATATAAACAAGATTTGTATTCTTATTATTGCTATTTTTTAATACGGCACGATATAGCATTATGGCTTCTTTTTCAGATATTACATTTCCGAATGTAGTAAACTTTACATTTGGATTTATACGATAAATTTCATTAATAAGATTTTTTGTGTTACTATTTTCATATTGTAATTGATTTGTGTTCATAGCATCTTACCTCCATGCTTACATTATACAAACATTTGTTCTGCAAGTCAAGAGGATAAAAATCACGACCACCGGCTTAGCCGGTGGTTTGCTTTGACCCTATAAGGGTCTATTACCGGCACTGGAGTCTAAAGA